TTGCCGCTTTTCTGCGGGAGGCGCTAGTTCAGGCGGAGGTGCCTTTGACTAAAAGATGGAACGATGGGTTACATATTGGCAAGCTCTTTGCCATTGCCAACAACCTCCACAGCCCCCCACCGCCCCCGCCGACCCTGGCTGAGGCTCGGGCGGCTGATCTAGACACGCCAGAGGGCAAAGTCGCGGTTCGCGACTTCCTGGCGACGCTGGGGGAGGTAGACCAATGAAAGCTACTGAATTTGCTACTACCGCCGATCAGGCCCGCGAGTTGGGCCTGAAGGTTGGTGACACGATTCAAGGCCGTGAAGAGATCGGTGACGGCTGGCACGATGCCCTGATCACCCTCCTTTGGCTGGGCAAAGTAAACACCATCTGGATTGTTAGCGGTCGCAACAACAGGTGTCCCTGGTCACCTCCCTACGAGTCCGCAAATTGGGAACTAGACATCCGCGAATGGCAGCGCACCGAGACCCCGCCGGAGCACGCTATGGACCTTGCGCGACACCTCTCGCTAGAGCCCCACGACGACGAGCCGGACCTGACCCCAGCCGAGCGGCTCAGCCGTGCCCAACTCCGAGTTGAGTACGAAGCCTGGCGCCGTGATAATCCATTCTCTGATGTTCTGGATTGGAGCCTGCACCTCCTCAAGAGCAGCCGTGTTTTAGAGGTGGCAGCGTGAGCACTCAGCATGAAGAGTTTCCAGAGCTGACACAACAGACCCAAGCCGCGTTTCAAGCTGGCTGCAGAGCTGCTGTGGTCCCGCAGGTGGCACTAACAAACAAAGATCGCCGATATCTTGCCGCTTTTCTGCGGGAGGCGCTAGTTCAGGCGGAGGTGCCTTTGACTAAAAGATGGAACGATGGGTTACATATTGGCAAGCTCTTTGCCATTGCCAACAACCTCCACAGCCCCCCACCGCCCCCGCCGACCCTGGCTGAGGCTCGGGAGGCTGATCTAGACACGCCAGAGGGCAAAGCCGCGGTTCGCGACTTCCTGGCGACGCTGGGGGAGGTAGACCAATGAAAGCTACTGAATTTGCTACTACCGCCGATCAGGCCCGCGAGTTGGGCCTGAAGGTCGGTGACACAATTCAAGGCCGCCAGGACTTTGGCGAAGGCTGGATCGAGAACCGAATCACTCTGCTCTGGTTGGGAACGACACAAGCTGTTTGGATTGTCAGCGGTCGCACAAACTGTTCACGGTTCAAGAGCGGCTGGTCATGCCTCTATGAGTCCACAGGCTTGGATCTGCACAACCGAGATTGGGAGCGAATTGAGACCCCGCCGGAGCACGCCGCCTTCCTAGCGACTCTGGGGGAGGGGGTGCAGCCATGAGCACCACTACAGCAACAAAGGAGCGGCCAATCCTGTTCAGCGGTCCGATGGTTCGCGCCATCCTGAAAGACCAGAAAAAGCAAACGCGGCGGATTGTTAAGCGTCAAAGAGATATGGAGTTTGATGTAAATGACCCAACCTATGGCCCTTACTGGCTCTCCTACGCTACTGAAGCCGATGGCGAAGATGCAAAAGTGCGCTGCCCCTACGGCAAGCCCGGAGACATGCTCTGGGTCCGGGAAACTTTCTGCATTGAAAGCAGCAGGGAAGTCACCTACGAGCCGCCGTTCGACGATGGCCGCCCAATTCGGCATCACAACGATGAACACTGGGGCCCGTGGTGGCAGCAGCCGCACTACCGGGCCACGGACCCAACGCCAGAGCTGGAAGTTGGCACAGGTGATCCGGGTGTCAAATGGCGCCCATCAATCTTCATGCCCCGCTGGGCCAGCCGCATCGACCTGGAGATCACCGCCGTTCGGGTGGAGCGGCTGCAGAGCATCAGTTATGCTGACGCAAGGGCAGAGGGTGTAACGCTGTATAACGGGAAATGGTGGGATGGCTCTTGGATAGTTGGCGGAAAGTGGGATACGCCTGTTCAGGCGTTTTGCGCTCTCTTTGAATCCATCAACGGCCCCGGATCATGGGCCGCCAACCCGTGGGTGTGGGTTGTGGAGTTTCGGAGGGTGCAGCCATGAACATCCCCGCCAATCTCCAGCGCTTCGCCGACTTCATGGCCGCGCATTCTTCCCCCGAGCGCTGCATAGCTGGGCGCCGTTACATGGTGCCGTGCATCAGTCATCCCAGACTGAGCCGCAAACTCTTTGGCTGGGGAAACTGGATCCCCTTAATTGGGACTTTACATGAAGATCAAGAGCACATTGGATTCAAGCCTTGGCATATTCACGTCGATACAAGGTTTATTACGATTAACAGTAGAGACTTTTACGCTGAAAGCCGCGCACTAGCGCAGCCTGTATCCTTCTCGGATGGCGGTACATGGAATGGCGCACATGATGGTCTTTATTTAGACATAGCCAGCAACGCTGTGCTTGAGCTACGCCGGCTGCAGTGTCGCAGGCCGGTGCCTCCTGTCTTTCCTCAGACAAGGTGGGCGGGCGAGATACAAAAGGCCCACGCAGGTTGCCACGTGGTTGATGGCCTGTGTCCCCATCGCGGCATCCCGATCGCCTGCGGACGCTACGTGGCCCCTGGGGTTCGCCAATGCCCCGGCCATGGGCTTGGGTGGGATGACGACGGGAGGCAGGTGCGGCTACTTGATCTGCAGTCGTTGCTAGAAGAGGCGATGCCATGAACCGCCCCACCCTCCCAATCCTTGGTCAAGGCGTGTCAAAACGACTGGGCCCAGTGGTAGACATCATCACTAGATTTAACGTGTTTCGGCCAAGCGCATATTTTTCAATGTGCGACAAAGGGCTGTTTTGGTTCCACCACGATAAGCCTTTATCAATAGGCTATTGCCATACCAGCGCAAACATTGCATGGGGGCAAATCATCGGCAGGGAGAAAGGGCTCCAGTTGCTTTATAATGATTTACTGGAGCTAGAGCTAAAGCTGGCCCAAAAGCTGTGTTTATTTTCTGGCTATTCCCACTTGCTGCGTGCTGCAATAATCTCAAGAGCCTTCCACGAAGGGGATTGGTTTTTCTCAAGCGAAATGGCTCGCGCTATGAATTGCCATCCCGCTTCGTGGCTTGCACTTGAAGCTAGAAGGTTCCCCGATGAATGCTTTCGCGAGTGTGTTTCTAGAGGTTGGGAAAAACTTAATGAACACCAAAAAGAACTTAGAAAAGCTGAAATGGAGTTGCTTGACTTAAATCATTTTCTTTGGAGACTACGAGAGATGAAAAGGCTTGAGGGTTTACGGCGCTCACGACGCAATACGCTCTACGCAAAACGCATCGCTTCGCGCAGACCGCGCCGCAGGCTGGGGGTAACAGTATGAACCACCCCACCCTCCGCACCCTGGCCCGCCTGCTGGCCCCGTGGCGCACGATCCGGCGACTGGAGGAGGAGAATCGGCGGCTATCTCAAGAGCTTGGCGACAGCGCCGTAGAGCTGCGGCGGGAAGCCGAATACTTGCGGGGCGATCTGGCGACAGCCAGGGAGGCCGTCAGGCGCCTGGTGCGTTGGAACCTTCAGGGCCACGACAGCCAGGTGGTGGAAGGCGTCTACCTCTGGGCCACCCTGGACGGCATGGCCGGTCCGCTGCCGCTGCTGCCGGAACGGTTGGCCAAGCGCGAGCAACTGCAGGGTGACTCGGAGGCTCGTTGCTGATGGCCGCCGCTCGCGTGCTGCTCACCGTTGCGGAAGCTGCCGAAGCCCTTAAGGTTTCAGATCGGCACATCAAGCGCCTGATTGCTGAGGCCGATGCCAACCGCAAATCCCGCTGGCGCTGGGGCCGGGAGCTGATCGATTTGGCGCCCGTGGGCAGCAGCAGGCGCTGCGTGCGGGTGAATGTTGCGGCGGTGGCGCCGGGGGTGGGGCAGCCCTCAGCCTCCCCCTAACGCCTTCTCCGCCGCCTCTGCCACCTGATACGGCTGAATGTGAGCGCGGTAAGTGCGAGCGTGAACCGCCGGAGTATGACCCATCAACCTCGCCGCGGTATAAACATCCAGCCTGCTGCCCCCCTCCCGCCATAGCCTCCCGCCGTAGGCGTGCCGAAGGGCATAGGGCCGCCACGGCAACCGCTGCCGCCGTAGCTCCTTCGAGAGCCACTTGCTCACCGCATCCGGCCGATCGGCGCTGCCCTCCAGGCGCGGCCGCAACCGCCGATCCCGCAGTCTGAACCGCTCGACCCACTCGCGGGGGAGGGGCACCACCGTGCGAAACCCGGTCTTGGTGCCATCCGCCACCTGGCAGAAGTCACGATCGATCAGCGCCGCCCCCTCAATCTCGTGGGGCCTGAGCCCGTAGCAGGCCATCATTCCCCAGTACCAGCGCACCGGATCGGGCGCCCCCTCCACCCACTCGATGATCTCGGCATCGGTCGGCACCGCCACCAACTCCGCTTGGCTGTAGGTGGGCAATGGCACCTCTGGGAACGGCACCGCTACCAACCGCGACAGGTGCCGCAGGAGGTAGTACAGCTCCTTGTAGCTGCAGGTGGCCCGGTCGTACCGCTCCAGCGCCTTGGCCATGCTGGCGGTCGTGCAGGCGCCCCCCTGTGGAACCTGCCGTAGGCGCCCGAGATAGTTCACCTGCCAGGTGCTCTCGCCCGTGCGCCCCAGCACCACCCGAGCCCGGTAGAGCTTGGCGATGGCCTCGCGCCAGGTGATCGCTCCCGAGGCCTGGTCAAGCCAGTACCCCCACTCAAATGCCCCCGTGCTGAGCTGCTGCTCCAGTGTCTGGAGCTGCTTCGCAGCGGTGCGGCGGTTGATCGGCGTGTCGTCCAGCTTCAGGGCGATGCGGGACTGCTGCAGCCCTGGGGCCCCGTCACGCCTAGGCACCCTGGCCAGCAGGTAGAGCCGCCCACGTTGGGTGTTGATCGAGGCCATGGGGAATACGACGCGGCGAAAAAGCAGAGCTGCACCCGATGCACGGGCCGTGCATAAACTACGCTCTACCAGTCCCTTCCTGTCCCTTCCTGTCACCTAAGGCAGCACCGCTGCATCCGGCCAGATCGCCCTCAGCGCCTGCTCTTTGCCCCAAACGGCAGGCCAGAACTGCAAGATACAAATCCTCGTCAATCTCGCGGATGTCGTATTCCAAACCCAGTCACCGCAAGAGTTCTCGGCGGTGGTGCATAAACTGCCCATCACCGCCACGACCCGGAAACCTTCGGAACCACAGCGGTAGCCCGGTGCCCGATCCTCTCATCCCGGTCCAGGAGGCAGTGATCGCCGAGGGGGGTGATCTGGTCTGGCGCATCTGCGCCGGGGATCATTGCGTCGAGGCCAAGTCCGGCCCCGAGGCCTGGGAGCAGCTTCAGCAGCTCTGCCGGGGTGCAGGGGTCACCCTGGCGGCCAGGCACATCACAGGGCCCAGCGTGGGGCCCCCTCCGTTGCCGGATCCAGGGGTCTAGCTGAACAGCCAGACCCAGCCCGATCCGGCCCCCTCAGCCTGCCAGCGAGGGTTGAAGTTTTTGTAGCTGTAGCGGAGTGCTCGGCCAGAGTTGCCGCCGGTCCGCAGCCAGCGCCCGGTGATCAGATCCAACTCCCCCTGTGGATCATTCACATACCAGCCAAACGGGTCAAACCCACAACACGCCAGCCAATGGCCGCCGCCAGACGGGGCTCCAACCGGGCCCTTGTGATAGAAGCCCATCGCAAGCGGCAGCCCAGCTTTGATCTCGGCCTGGGCTTGAGCAGCTGAGCATCTGGTCACAAACCGCCCCCGGACCCCCAGCTCTTTCAGCGCCGCCTGGTGTGCCGCTTGGTCGGTGGTGTCACCGTGGCGCCGCACGACGGCCCGGTACTCGTCATCCGAGGTGATCCCACCGACACCCAGGTAGGCCAGGCACATGGCGATCGCGCTGGTCTGGCATTCCCTATATCCGGTGCCGCCTTCATTGTCGAGCTGCGAAAAATAGGGGAACCCTGTTAGCGGGTTGGTCGGTCTTGCCGCTGGCGGTTCCACAGGCTCAGCCTGCTTGCCGTCCTGGCTCCAGGTGGCAAACCACGGTCGATCGCGCCGCATGGCCACCGCGTGCCCATTGGCGGCAAGATCTGCCTCCAGTTCGACAACCGCCGCCGACTGATGGGGTAGAGCCCGCCAGTACCTGAACAACTGGGGCAGGGCAATAGGGGAAGTGTTGGCCATGGTCACGTCAGGTTCTCCCCCAGGTTTCCCGGCAAGCTGAGGCACACGCCTAGTGCCGTGCCTACCGCTGTCATCGCCTGGGATCTTCAGAGGGTCTTCCCCCTGGAAGGCAAGCGCGGACTAGGCATCATGGGACGTGCTTTTGATCTTCTACCGGGAGGCACAATGTTCTCGGCCCCCTGCATCTTGCGCGGAATCGTTGGGGTGACCGTCAAGATTGTCAGCAGCACAAAGGCTGAGATCATCAACTTTGAGCCGGTGATCATGGCCTGGGAAGATACCGATCCGAAAGACCTAGAGCAATGGCGGGAAGAGCTGCTAGAAGCCTTCCACACCCAACCCGCTTAGGGCGTGGGCGGTTCCTGGGGATCCTCGGGGTCTTGCCGCCGCCGCCCATCCAACTGCGCCAGCAAGGTGCCGCCTGTCGTGGCTGCTGCCAGGGCCCCGGTGCCTGCAGCTTTCCATATTTCCACGCATTCCCCGCCCTGTGACTGGCAGTAGATCGCCCCACTGAAGCCTCCGGCAGCAGCAAGGCCCAGGCACAAGGCCACAGTGTTGATGATGACCTCCCGGCAGTTCATCGCGCCTCCAGCCGTGTCAGCCGCCGGTCGATTCCGCCGACGCTCTCCTCCATCCTTTCAATCCGACTCTCTGCTGCAAGCTGGCGGGTGAGGACGGCTTTCTGGTTCTCAAGGACCAAATCAAGCTGGCGGGGGACTGTGACTCCGATATAGATAATCCCTGCCACTGCCATCATAATCAGTCCGCTGGCGACTTGCGGTGTTACCTCGCCCCAGAACTGAGCTTTTTGCTGGTGCTGATCGCCGTTTTCCATGGGGTATCGCGCTCTGCCTCAGTTTTCCCACTCCCGCAGCGCTCCCACTAAATCAGATTGGCGGCTGATCCGGTGACCCCAGGGAGCGGGGCTAGGTTATCGAATGTCTTCCGAAATCTTTACCAAAATGAAATCGTCATTAGGGAACGTCTCAACACTGCCATCGGCATAGGTCACCCGGAACTCCGCCTGATACAGGCCAGGGCTAGTAATGTTGGCTGCCTGCCACTCGCCGTATTCCACTGTTGGCGTGCCCGTTGCAATCACCACCACGGCCGCTGCGTCAATTACGGCAGCCGCACCTTTTGGTCGCCTTGGTCGCACTTGAAACTGAACGGATGCGCCGGTCAGCACCACTGATTTTGGCGTTATCGCGTATCGAAGCGCTGGGGAAGTGTCGCCCAGCTTGAGGTAAAACGTACTCATTGAAACCTCGGCGAGACTTTGCCCGCCCTGGCGTGACATAAGGAGTTTTCCCCCATTCGCTGGATCACCAGGGAATGCGAAGCGGGCGGCAATTTGAATTGGTCCGCTTCCTGCTGCACTACCGGTGATGCCAAAAACGGCGACCGCAAAGCCGGAAACTTGAACGGCGCCTGTAGCTGTCCCACTAAAAAGCAATGAGCCTGCAGCTGTACCAGAGACGCTTGACGTGCCCACGGTGCCCGCCCCGGCGCCAACGAGCGGCAGGTTGCCGCTGGCGGTGCCGGACACGCGAACAAGAGCCGTTCCGGTGCCAGTGAGCGACAGAACGCCATTGATTGCGCCGCTGACGCTGACCTTGCCGGTCGCAGACCCGGAAACTGGTAGGGAGCCCGACGCAGTGGAGCTGATTGGAGTGGCGCCGATGTTGCCTGTTGCGGCACCAGACAAAGGCAGGGTGCCACTGCTTGCGGCAACTAGGCGAACAGCACCAACCCCAGTCCCGACCAGCGGAAACGTGCCGGCAACTATGCCCGATGCAACTACTCCACCTGCCCCCGCACCGGTTAAGCCCAGTAACCCAAAGGCCGTGCCAATGATTGGCGCATTGCCGATGTTGCCTGCAGCGATGCCGGACAGGGGTAGCGTGCCACTGACCAAGCCAGATGTAATGACCGCTCCTGTAGCCGCCCCGCCGAGGGGCAGGGTTCCTGCAGCGACCCCAAATACAACGACCGCGCCCGCTGCCGCCCCGCCGAGGTCCAGCGTGCCCGACGCGGTTGCGGTGGCCGGGGCGTTGCCTATACTGCCCGCCGAAGTCCCCGTAAGCGGCAGGGTGCCGCTGGCGGTGCCGGAAGTAATGACGGCGCCAGTCGCGGTCCCGGTAAAGGCGATCGTCCCGCTGGCCGTGCCTGCAACTGCGCTACCGCTAACGCCTGTCCCCAGCGACGGAACTCTAAGGCGCAGCATGGCTAGTCTCCGATGAGGTTCGGGCGGTTAGCGAAGGGATGGCCGGTGGTCAGGGCGTCTCGCAAACCCCACTTCCACGCCAGATAGCCATCGATCTGCTGCCGAACCCTGGCGCTCGCAATAGATGCAAGGACGATGATTTCAGCAATGTAGCCGACAAGCGGCAGTGTGTTATTGCCAAGCGCGGCGATCTGCAAAGCAAAGGATGCGTTGGACGCAGAGGGAGCAGCCGGTGAGGCGTTGATTTGACTCAGTGTCTTGTTGACCCGAACAAATGACCTGTTGGCGGCAGTGCCATTATTGGGATCGGCGATGTGCGAAAGAATGACAGGCGTATTGGCAGGCATCAGACCGTCGGCAGACGCAGCCGCCACAGACGTACTGCCACCACCCGAAACCTGGACGAGAATGGTATTGTTTCTGGGAGCACTAGCCCTGTCGTCATAGGCGATATAGGCGCCGATATTGGCCGATGTAGCCGCATTGCTCCCCATCAAACCATAGATTGCATTGGGATCGCTGATGTTTCCGGCTTTCCAGACGGCAAAGATGCTCGATCCGTTGGTGTTGTGCAGGAAGTTCCATGTTGCCACTGTATTCACAGAGGTCAGCCATTGCGACCCGTTGAAGGCCAGTACGTTTCTGCCATTCAGCGCCCCTGGCGTGAGCGTGGGTTGTGTACCGCCAGTCCCTTGCGTGAAGTTTCTTGCGTTCCCGCTCTTGTCCCGCCATTCGCTGACGCCCGTGGCCGTGCTGATGGTGGACAAATCGGCAGCATCAAGCCACAAGGCGGTGCGCAGTTGGGCCGGCGTCCAGAGCCTCCCCTGTAACCGCGCCTCATCCAGTGGCGACACCCCGCGAGGCATTAGCTGACATCCTCGTTGAACGGGCGGATGTAAAGTTCGTGTCCGCTTGATGCCGTTGAGACGCCTGCGTTGTTTACGACCGTGAATCGCATGTTTGAAAAAGGATATAGCCGCACCATTGGGAACACTGCGACCTTGGCACCTGTGGTCACTGTTAGTGCTGCCACATAGCTGTCAAAAGGGCCTCCGCCGATGTCTGGAACATCTGTGCCGTCACCGCTATAAACGCGCAGCGTGACGGACCCGCCCGCAGTCGGTGTAAAAGAAGCTAGCTTGATGGTAACCGCTGCATAAAGATCCCTACTGGTGCCGTTGTCGTAAGCGATTGCGTTACCAGAAGTTGTCTCCGATCCATTCGCTAGGGAATTGATCGCGTTTCCGGCAATGTTAGACCCGCGAGTAGCGGGCGCTGCCCATTTTGCGACGGCCATCAGATGCTCCCCCTTGCGATTCCAATGTCACGGATCGTGACAACACCCACCCCTTCCATTTCCGCCCAGGATTGGGCTACGTCTGCGAGTGCCATCAGTGCATTGCGGGTTGCATTTGTCAAAATTCCGGCAGAAACTAGAACGCCAAGCAGGTTGGCCGTTGCGCTGTATATCGTTGGCATACTGATCCTGATTGTCGAGGTTTGGATAATTGCGTCACGCAGAACAATGCACGCACCGCGCACCTGTTCAGGAACTGCAGCATTCTCGGCAGCGAGAACTACTGCTCCCCATTCACCCGTAGAAAGCAGAACTTCCCTGGCGTCATAAGTGGCCACATCACTCCGTTTGGTTGGTAGGTTGCTATCTGGTGCATTGAGCGCGGCGGCAACATCCGCTTCTGCGATCCCGGCAAACTGCGCCTCTGCCACCTTCGCTGCGATTTTCTGTTCTCGGGTTGCCATTTCTTACCCCCATAAGTGGCGCGGCCAAGGAACCGCCATCAGGCACCTCCAGCGGTCAGGGTGAAGGCCGTGATGTTCACTTGCTGACCCGTGGCGATCGAGGTGTTGTCAAGTGTCATGTCGCCGCCGCCGCCGGTTGCAGTCACCGTGCCCTGAATATGACAAGTGGCTCCTTGATCAATACTGAAATGAGCCGCTGTGCCGGCAGCGTCTGCTGATAGGTCTTGCCAGGTGCCGGCGAGGGTTTTTGATCCGTTTGATGCCGCCGCTAGCCAATCGGATGGAAGCGTCAGCGTTGCAAGCACCGTGCCGGTTCTAGCGGTCGCGCAGTTGGCCGGCACAGAGCCAGTGCGAATGGTCAGCGTGGGCGCCGTACCCGCTGCCGTCTCGATTGCATCAAGGGCGGCGTTCCGTGCTCCTACTGAAAACTGAAAGGCCATGCAAGTCTCCTGGGGTGGTGTTTAGCGGCAGACCGCTTGATCACTGCCTCAGCTTTCCGACCACGCCTCATTTGCAGCGGTGGACGGGTCGTCAGCCGCAAACCGCCCGCCTGTCACCCGCGCTCTCTTGCGCTTTGGGGTGGGGCACGCCACCGCTTCTTCGGTGGCCTGCTCAGCAGCCTCCTGAACGGGCTCCTGGTGCTCGGGCTCAGCCGCTGATTGCTGGGGTTCACCTGGCTCGTTGACGGCCTGCTGCAGCTGCTCCAGGTCAACGCCAACGCCTACCGAAATGTTCATGGGGCCTCCATAGTGGAAAGGGCCCCAAAGGGCCCCCAGGTCATCACAAGCCGCTTTCGGCTCACTCCGCTGGGCAGATCGCCACGGTGTTCGTGCCCGCAGGAACCGCAGCACCATTGGCTCCGGTTCCTGCAGTCAGCCGAACTGCCACCACCCGGATGTCACCGGTCAGCGAACCGGCAGCCTTTACCGCTTCTCGGATCTGCTCACCAGAAAGGGCGACCTTGTTGATCCGACCAGCGGTAAAGCTGATCACGCCGATGGTGGCGTAGGCCGAGGCGGTGCCAATCGCAGCACCTTCAGCAACGTGGGCAGCTTGCACCAGGTAGCCGCCAGCCGAAGTGCTGGATTGGCCAAAGCCTTCGATCTTCACCATGTTCTGGGCGGCCAGATTGGTGCTGAGCAGACGAGCGGCGCCAGTGCGGGTCTCAGCAGCGCGGCCACGGGCCCCCGCCTTGACCAGACCGAGCAGGATGGTCTCAGCATCCAGTTGATAGCCCTGCCGGCGGGCAAGACCAGTAGAACGAGCCATGAATCAGTACCTTGGAAAGTGGATAGGTGTAGCGATGATCAGGCGGTTACCGCAGCATTGGTGATGCCGTAGGCGCGGGCGGCAGATCGGCCGTTCTTGATTGCCAGGCCGATTGACCAGTCAATCCGGGTCCGATCAACAGGAGCATCAGAGACTTCCCCGAACTCCTTGATGTCGATTCCGTAGCCACCAGCAGAATCAGGGCCTTGGATGCCGGTGACCTCCATATCGCCATAGGACACGCAGTAAATACTGGTGCGGTTGGTATCTTCCGTGAAGCCCTGGATCTGCACGTTCTGGGCGTTGGTGTCTGTTACTACAATGCGAGCATCGTTGTAGTAAGTAACCCTACGACCAAAGGCATCCTGCTCGTAAGTAATGAACCCGCCGATGGCAGTGTTGCGACTGGCAGCCGTAAGGCGCCGACGCATCGTTTTGTTCATGTGCAGGATCTTGTTGTCACCATCTACGGCATCAATCAGCTCATCAAGTCCAGTGAGCGAAAGGGCTCCGTTGATGTTGACCGCTTGTGAGCAGTCGGTAGGAAGACGCTTCCTGAGGCCATCAAAAGCGCGAGGGTCGACCGCTGCGTCGCCGTTGATCATGACATCTTCAAATGTAAGGCGCATTGAGCGCACTTTCATTGTGATCTGATCAGCCCTCGCCTGACGCCCTTTATTCTTGAGGATCTGAATGTCCACATCGATGTCTCCACCGAAGTAGTTCAGCCGTTCATACTGCGGATTGATGACACCATAGCTGGGGTCGTAGGTTTCGTTTAGGGCACGAAAACCAACGCCTGGCAGCTCTTCCTCGGTGCCGTAGTCCAAGCCACCCATCACATTGGCGAAGGGCACAAGGCTGATCATCTCGCTTTCAGCAAGACCGCGAACAATGGCCACCCGCTTCTGATTGGTATCAGTTTTGGCGGCCTCCAAAATCGTAAGTCCCATTGGGGGAAATCCAGGTGAAGGTCAAGGGGGGTGGCATCACGCCGAAAGAACACCGCAAGGCATCACGCCGAGCTGATTGATTTGGAATCGACCTAGGCATCACGCCATCGGTCGATCCCTGTTGTCCGATGTTTCCCCGATCCCTAAGCCGTTCAGCCAAAGACCGTGGAAATCGCCTGGCCAGAGGGCATAGTTAGAAGGTCAGTGCCACTGGAAACGCGACCATCACGGCTGCTACGCGCCCCGCTGCCGGTTCCCATGGCGGGCTCGAAGTTGCGCCCCCACACGGGATCGGATTGCAGCCGCCGGAGCCACTTGACGGGCTCAAAGCGCTTGCCGGTTTCCGGGTCGATCTCTGGGCTGCCGTTGGCATCAACGACCACAAGTGCGCCGTCTTCATTGCGGAACTGAGGGCCAAAGCGGCTCCAGACCGAATCGAAGGGGGTGCTGCCGTCGATTTCGGATACCTCGGTGGATCCCTTGGCGCCGATGAAGGCCTTCTCGGCTAGCTGCCGAACCAGCTCGCGCTGGCGGGCTTCCCGCTCGGCCTGAAGGGCAGTGGTGGATGCTTCCAGTTGCTGCGAGTATTTGGCCTCGATCTGCTGGCGCTCCAGGGCCGCCTGCTGCTCGATCAGCTCGCGTCGCGCCTGCTCCTGCTGGGCCTTAGCTTCCGCCGCCCGTACCGCTTCAGGGTTGGTGTTGCTCAGCTCCCGTAACTGGGCCTCCAGGGCACCCATGCGGCGCTGATTTGCACGGTTGATTTCACGCTCACGGTCAAGGGTGTGCTTGACGCGGGATAGGTCGTCATCACCGGTCCCCTCGCCATCACCAGCGCCGGCAGCAGGGTCGGTAGCGCCCTGGCTTGCACCGGCTCCAGCAACTGCACCACCACCTGCACCAGCACCGCCGCCACCCTCGCTGCCACCCTCGGGGCTCTGGAGGATGAACTGTTCAAACCATCGCTTGTTCATTTGGTCGGGGCATCACGCCCGCGAGCAACTACAGCGCAGCTTTCCGGCTTAGCGTTTGCCCTGTGGCTTAGGTCGTTGTCGTCGCTCCTGCTCGCGTTCGGCAGCGGCCATGCGGTTGGCGAGCTGCCGGGTTTGCACCGTCTCTAGGAGGGTCTCGATGGAGGAGGGTTGGGGGGTATTCATGGGTCAACAGTGATGGAGACGCTGTAAGAAGCCTCCTCTGTCAGCGCTACTGATGAAGTTTTGTTGTAGCCTGCAGCAAGCTCAATCCTAGAGATGTCGTATTCGTTGGCTAGGGGATTGGCTGCAGTTACTCCATAAATAAAAGGGTAGCCAAGTACCGCGGAACTGGGCCCCCCTGGTGTCCAGGCATGCAAGGGATTTTGCCCGGCCGCAAGTAAGTCTGTTCCTGATGCGGGTATAATTGCAGGGTTTATGAGCCTGCCGAAATTATCAGTGGTTGTTTCTGGAAAATCGTCAAACGGTATTGGGTTTTCTAGTGTCATTGCCATAACAATAGCAATGTTTCCTGCAAAAGGGCCCCCAATAATAGCAAATCCGCCATAACGCACATAAGATATAAGTGGCGGTGATTCGTCCCCAGACTGAGGATCTATAAAAGTTGAAATATACATTGCGCTTCTGGGCACAGTTTCAAACCCTGAACCTCTAATGTCGGTATGATAAAGCTTTGCCCAGACCTGTTTTTCGTATCCATCCCATTCTGCGTAGATTGTCCATTCGTCAACAATGGTAGCCGTAATTGCACCAGTGCCGTCGCCATCAACATCAAAGTCTCTTATACCTTCAATAGTGTAGGTTACAAACCTTCCTGAAGGCACAAAACTAGGTTCATCCCTTTTCCTGCTTATCAACGGCGCCGGAGACAAGGCCATCTCCCGCCTCAGCGTTTCCTTAGACCAGTCCAGCCCCTTCTTTGCCTTCTTCGCCCGGTTCTTCAGGATCCGAGCTTTTACAAGATCCAGGATCTTCCAGGGTACCGGGTTGATGTCAACGATCAGGCTCATCCCTGGGCCAGCAACAGCACGAAGCTCTTGCTTTGCCCTGATTGCAGCGTCTCAGGCGTCGGCAGTAGCACCACCCGATCGGGATAGGTGCGGTTGTCCACCTGTAGCACGATCGCATCGAACGTGAAGCCACTGCCTGATGCCGTTAGCGACAGCGTGAACTGCGGAAGTTCGTAGCGGGCATTGCCGCTATTGAAGCTGCCGGTCCCGATGGTGCCGGTCTTCTCTGTGTAACCGTTACCATTCGCCAGCTTCACCGCATTCCAGGCGCTCATCAGGCTGGCTTGCGTCAGCACCTCGCCATCGCGGAAGCACAGCATCAGCTTGTAGGTTTTGCCTTCGTAGGTGAGCTGCGCCTGCTTGGCCAGCGCATCCGGTGAGATTAGAACGTCCATTGCAGCAACCGCTTACAGGAGCTTTCCCGATCAGGCGGTTACCGTGAACCCATCGGTGAACAACTGGACCGTGTAGATGCGGCTCAATCCCGCTGCGAGGCTGATACTGGGGCTCTCGGTGAGCACAAACGACACGCCAGTGCCCCATGTCACGGTGCTGCCGCTGATCGTGCCGATCACCAGATAGGCAGCGTTCCAGGTAAGCGCTGAGCCTGAAGCGGTGAACGTGCAGGTGTACGAGCCCGCCTCAAAGCGGTCTGTGGTGGTGTTGAAGCTGCCTGCTGGAATTGTCCACTCGCACCGTGCATAGCCCGAGCCGCTGCGCTCTACGGCATCCCATGCCGCCGTGTTTGAACTGAGGTTGGGGGATCCTGAAGTGGTCGTTGCCAGGCACAGGCGGGCTTTCTTGCCGGCATAGTCCCCGGCAAACAACCGCTCGGCCTCGTAGGGGGTCTGGAGCATTGCGGCAGGCATGGGTTTTCCGTATCTGCTTCAGTTTTCCCGGTTCAGCGGGATCTCAAGCACCTGCTTTATAGTCTTGGGAATTGTGCGGAGTCAACTGTGTAGTTGGCGGTGGATCGGCAGACGGCCGTGAGACGAAGCTCATCAACAAAGCCATTAAGGATGTCATTGCCAAACAAGTTCCCAATAGCGCCGCCTGAGAAGTCAAAGTCGCCTGTTAGCGTCCCTGTGCCGAGAAGTGTTCCATCTGCAAAGAAATACACGGTTGAGCCGCTTCGTGCCCAACGCAGTGCATACCAAGTATTAGCGCTAGTTGCAAAGGAAGCTGCCCGAGGCGCGCCGTTATACATCGATAGCTCCGTTCCGCTTTCTCTTGCAAGTTGCATATTAGCAGCTAATGAGCGCCCGCCTAGTATCATGTCTTTTCTATTGGCAACATTAAACCAACATCTCGCGTCTAAAGTAAAGTCGCCGGTCAAGACTAGTCTAGAATCGCTGGGCAGGCTTACACCTCCGGTGCCCGCCATACTTAGCGAGCTGCCACCATATACGGATTGCGCTGTAGAAATTTGAGCACTTCCCGATGCTGTTAGCGTGAGTCCCAGCGGGCCTTCATCAACAATAGTCGTAGACTCGTTGGATCCGTTAAACCCGCAAAGCAGAATCACGGATGAGAAGTAGGGATCGGCTCCATTGTCTCCCTCAATAACCCCAGACCCGCTGCCTGCAAACAATGCAAGGGTTTCAGTCGACAGGTCCGCAATAACTCCAGACCCACTGCCTGCAAGCAACCGCTCTATGAATACTTCACCCGAGAGATCTGCGATAACTCCAGACCCGCTGCCTGCATACAACCGCTCTGGGGTGATCTCGGCTGACAGGTCTGCGATAACGCCAGACCCGCTGCCTGCAAACATCTCATTCACAACCGAGGCGGTCCCGTAGTTCACCGTTACGCTGACAAGGCTTTCGGTTGTTGCAGTCAAGCTATAAGGAGCCTCCAAGACCCAGGTGAGCGAGCGGCTCACGCTTTCCCGCTGCACATTCTCCGCCACAGCCCCCACCACACTGGCCCTGGTCAGATCAGCCGCGTACACATCCCCCTCGACACCAGTTGTCCCAAAGCTGGCCCAGACGTTCCCCGGTGCCATCGGGTCAAACCCACCCGGCGCTGTGATCGTGTTCGCCAGGGCTGGGGTGCTGTTGACCGTGGCGGTAACGGTCGGCAGGTTGGTTGCGGCAACCATCATCGGGAACCAGTCATCACCACTAGCACCGGTCACCAAGCCCGCCCCGCCGTCGAGCATGGCATCACAACCCACGACCAGCCCCTGAGCGTCCCAGGCGAAGGTGGTGCCGTTGGCGCGAAACCTGCCCACGGTGCCGGCCGCCTCCAGGTAGAGGGTGCCCATGGGTTCGCTGGGGATGTTGCGCAGCTCGGTGGTGATGCTCTTGCCATTGGCCATCCCTGACAGGATGTAGTGGATCGCCCTGCCGTATTCGTAGGCGGCAGTTGCGCTAGAAACGTAGACATACTTTAACCCCGTGTTATTGTCGCCAGCATCCGTAGCGGGTCGCAGGTAGCTATCAGGGGCAAACTGCATATCATATTTATCTGTGCTATTCGTTCCAGCGGAGCCAAACGACATATCTACATACTGGCTTTCATAGGGCTTGCCTAATGGGCCAGACTGATTCCAGCTACCGTTGGTGCTCAGCCTTTCCTGAGCACCTTGCAGCCTTTCATTCTCCTGGTCTAGTTTGTTCGGCTGGGCCGGGGCCGTACCACGCCCGATGTTGATTGTCTTCTCAACCCCGCGACAGACCAGAGCGCTCATGCGATCAACGAGGGTGTAGGTTCCGCTGATCCGGTCGGCCTCCTCTGCTCTTTTTAGGCCAGCCATAATCGAGGCCGCAACCGTCTTCCCGGCCGCAGTAGCCCCCCAGGCTTCATAAATGACCGTGGCTTGCTTTGTTAGTCCAGCAGCTACATTCCCTTCCTTTTCTACTATTGTTCTGCGAAGCAGGATGTTGCCGGTTCCAAGGTCAATGTTTTTGTAATTTTCAATCGACAAGCCACCGGCAAAGGCAATGCGTGGTTCGTATTCATCCGTTGTTACCATTGTTTCTATGGGGCCATCCTCTGTAAGTTGGTAGCCATAGTAAGTTTGAGTGATTTTTGTTAATACGGCACTTGGGAATGCCGGACTTCCCGCTTCAAGCTTCGACTTCCACCGGGTAGGGTTAGCAGCACCGACGCAGGTTGTAGTAGTTGATATTGTACCCTTAATTACATCTTGATTTTGTAGTTTGTTGTCCTTATCAAACCATTTGATTGTATCGTACTCGGTAACTACCTCGGATACAGAAACAAAGCTCACTGAATCAGATCTTGTCTCAAACCTTACGGGCGGGCCTGCAATTCTAAACCTGTACTCAACTGCAAAAGTTTCGGCAGGACTAATCGTTTGCTGGAAGATCCAGTCCCTAAGTGGGCCTCCACCCGTACCTTCGTCGTCATCACCATCATCACCACCGCCGTCACCGCCACCATCATCACCACCGCCGCCGCCGTCGTTGCCGCCACCGCCAGTACCGCCCCCAGCACCGACACCGCCCCCAGTACCGCCGCCGCCGTAATAGCCGTCATCGCCACGTAGCCACGTGTAAGGCTCGCTTCCACTTGGGAGCGGCAGGTAGTTAGGCGAAGCCTGAACAGTAGGCAAGCCCAACTGACCATTGCTGATCGTGATCTCCTCCGGCGGCGGCGGGTTGCCGATCGCCTCGATGGTGAGCAATTCGTTGATCGTCAGGAACGGCCCCTTAGTGGCAGGAACCAGCACCCGGCGGAGCCGTAGCTTGTCGGCAGCATCGATGAAGCCGTAGAAGCCCGCTTCCGCAATGATCCGGCTGGCGATCTCCAGGTAGCCCCCGGATAGATCGATGCTGGCCACCGCCTTGGCGAACGTGATCCCAGGGTTGCCCGTGGCCTGGGTGATCCCGCACCGGTCGAGCGCAACGGCTACCACGCTGCTCAAGAAGCAGATGTTTGGCGTCGAGCCTGCTGCCGTATCAACCGGTGTCCAGGCTGGGTAGTCGGTGGCGTAGTAAATCTCCGGTTGCACCAGATCCCACTTCAGGGCCAGCAGGCACCCGACCGTCAAGGTTGTTTCATTGTTGATCGGGTCGCTATCAGCTTTGATCACCCGGAGGCGCCTGGGGAACCGCGTGAGCTTCCCCCCGGGTGAGCGCACCCCCAGCAGCAGCTCAGTCCCCCGAGCAGGCTGGATTAGGCCGCTGATCACCACCTCCCCTTGCGTGCGCAGGAGGCCCACCCCCGGCGCAATCGGATCATCCGATAGCTGCCCACTGATCACAGGGCCCAGGTTGCTGAATACCTGTGCGCGAACATCAACCGGTGCGGCCGGCATCAGGCAGCCCTCCGCTTGAGCTTCACGGTCACGATGTAGCGCTCGACCACCGCGCCACCTGACACGATCTGATCACGCTCCAGGCCCAGCTCACCCACCGGCCAGAACTCGCTAGCACCGGGACGGGCCGCGATCGTGGCAGCAAACCATGCCTTTACCGCAGTCCAGCCGGCGGAATTGGTGACCCCCCGAACGGTGCGCACCTCACTGGCCACCAGGGGCCCCCGCGCCACGAACCCCCCGGTAGAAGTGGGCTCCAGGGTCGGGCCATCCTCAAAGCCCTCGGGTTGATCCAGCAGCGCCAGCGTGGTGGTGCCCAGGGTGATGGTGCCGTAGGCGGGCAGGAAGGCATCACCCCCTAGGCGGGCCTTCTCGTTCTGCCGTAGCAGCACCGCCAGCTGCTGCGCTGCATCGATCAGGGTGAACGACACCTTCACCCATGCCCCGCCTTGCACCGTCTCGCCAACCGGCGCCCCGGTGAACCAGCACGCCAGGCTGGTGACACTGCGGCCATGGGCGGAGCAAGTCAGCGCCACGGTGCCCCCCACTGCCCGGCTGGCAATGGTGGGCGACTCCAGGATCTTGGCCGCCTGCCACGCATCAAAGATCGTGCAGGTGGTCACCCACTGCGTCGGGGTGCAGAGGCCCGCCACGCTGAACCGCCTTGCCGTCAGCCCCTGCTCCGTCTCTGTCTCCGCATACCCGATCGGCTGAGCCTGCAGGTAACGCAGTGTCAGGGTGGAAGCTCCGTAGACGAGCTGAATGCTCATCAGTTCACCCTCAGAACATCCGCGCTGTCGTCTTCGCCAGCCTCAAGCCGGATCCATCGGAGCGTCCCGTGAACGACACATTCCACGCTTTTCGCCTCAGCTCGGCCACTTCTTGGCTCAGGTTTCCAACCGCGAGGGCCAGATGGGCTACTGCCGGATCGGACCCACCACGCAGCACACCAGCACCGCCGCCGAGGGCCCCGGATTCCTTCAGGCGGCTGGTGATAGCAGCAGGGATCACCGTGCCCTTGGAGGGGGGCGACCACAGGCTGTTGGCGGGCCGGTTAATCAGGGACAGGGCGCCAGAGGCTGATAGGAACGCCTCCTGGCCCAGGCTCATGCCGCTGGGGCCGTCGTTGATGCGGTACGTCTGGCCGGCATCCACAGGGCCACCCGTGAATCGGGCAGGGGGCAAGCCGGAGGCTGCTGCCAGGGAGCGGTAGAACCTGTCTGCAGCGTTGGCTGCATTGCCCATGTTGGTGCTAAGCCCTGCCGCCTGGCCCTTGGCTGCAGCGGTGGCCTTGGATGCCACGCCCATGAAGTCCTTGATGTCGTTCGCAGCGGGCCCCACCCCCTTGCCCAGAGCCTGTCCGATCTCGTAGTAGCCCCTGCCGGTATCACGCACCCGGAGGCCCACATCCTTGGCCAACTGGGCAAAGGCACCCTGTTGCGCTAGCGGCACCTTCAGGCTGTCCCCCACGCTCTTGAACTGGTCGGCGGTGCCCTTGGCAGCTTTGAACGTGCCGTCAGCGGCAAGCTGTAGGCCCTTGGCCTCGGCGGCAGCAAGGGCCCTATTGATCGCCTCTTCGTTGGTGGCATCAGCGATCCTGCCCTGTATAGGCTGGATTTGCTGAAGGATCCCTAGGTTTTCATTGGCAATCTGCCTGTCAATATCCTTGATCTCTAGGTTTGCTCTTGCCGAGGCTTCCGCTTCTTTGTTGTTTTCGTTGATTGCTTTTGTTACCTCAAGCTCTGCTTTTTTGTACTCTGCATTTGCTTTCCTTACCTCACTGTTTGCCTCTGTAAGTGCCTGTTGCTGCTTCAATGCCAGCAGATCTCTTTCTAGTCCCTGCTGTGCCACCAATCCCTGAAACTTGGCGCTCATGGCGGCAGCTTCTATCTCTTCACCCCGGCGCTTAATTTCATCCAGTTCTCGTTCGCTTGCCTTGCGCTCTTGAGCATCTCTCAACTCAAAGTCGTTGCGACTTTTGATGATGCCAAAGCGGGAATCTTCTAGACTGATCAATGCCTGGCCAAGGTTAATGCTGGCCTGGCCAATTTGCAGCTGAGAGTCAGACTGCGCCTTGGCTAGCTTGCCCTGAGCATCCGCTATCTTCTGATCGTATTCAAGTCGCTCTAGCTGCTCTTTGTTATATGCTTTTGCAAGGTCTAGAAGATCTTGGTTTCCTTGTGCTATTGCCTTGATTTGCTTCTCTTGCGCTACCGTTAGCTGTGTTGTCCCAGTAAGTTGTGAGGTTATCCATTTTGCGCCAGATATAATAAGATTATCAAACCCCTCTTTTAGATCGTAAACCGCCTTTGCTGGTGGGGTGAAAGTAAAAACGCTTTTAATGGCCCCGGCAGCTTCAACGGCTTTCACTGTTAATGCTTGAACGAGCGAAATGCCTGTTGCAAGACGACTTAAAAATTCCCCTACCGATCCTCCTCCAGATGCTCCCAATACTGTAACAAGATTGCTAGATGCGTTAGTAATTTTCTCAATTCCACCGACAATGGTTGCCGAAGCAATTTCAGCGGCTGCCTTGGCCTGGCCGGTTTTCGTGATTTGATTATCCAGGAACTCGTTGTAATTTTTTAATTTATCGTTTGCAATTTGCTGGATGGGAGCTTGGGCTTCTACACTACCGGTCAAGATTGCAATGCTATCAGCTGAACCTTTGCTTTTTGTAACTACATCGGCTAGGAATCCAGCGAACCCACGCGCTTTTAGGCCAGTCAAGTTGTATTCTATTCCGAGCCTCTCTGCTTCATCCTTGGCTTGTTCTGAAGGTTTTATGATTGAACTGATGGCTTGCCTAAGTCCTGTAAATGTTTGCTCAACAGGAACTCCTTTTGCTGTAGCGTCGGCGATTGCAGCACTTAGCTCGCTTAAGGGAATATTTGCTGCAGCCGCAACGGCTGCAATGTTACCGATCTGCTTTCCAAATTGCGCAACTGTTATCTTGCCGTCATTTTGTGTTTGGATAAAGCTATCTACAATAGACGTAGCGTCTGAAGCTTCAAGCCCGTAAGAATTGATGACGGATGTTACAGCATCGGCTACAGTGGCAAGATCCGAGAATCCCCCGGTAGCGCCTAGTGCTGAAGCTCGCAGAATATCGACAATCTCTGAGGTTTTGGTAAAGCCGCTTGATGCTACATCGTAAGATGCTTGCATCAGCTCAACACGACTTACGTTACCGTCTAGCTCTGTTGATAACTTCAGTAGTTCTTTGCTAAGTGCTTTTGAGTCAACGCCAAGGGTCCGCACCGCAGCGCTTGCGTTGTCAAGATCCATAATCTGCTTGCCAGCAAACTGAAGCGCTGCGCCAACCGTAAGAACCGAACCAGCTTGCAGCGCAAAGCTCTTTACACCATCAGTCAAGCTGCCCAGAATGCTATTGCCTTTACCCAATACGGAATTAACATCCCCTTGATTTTTGACGATGGTTTGTTGTGATTCGCCAAAGCTTTTTACTCCGCCTGTCGTCTCCCTAAGCTGTGTAGATAAGCCTGAGAGAGTTTTGTCGGTCCCGTTAAACCCGTCCTGGAAATTCTGCCCCGCTTGCTTCCCCGCCTGCCCGATCTGCCGCGAGGCATCGAGCACACCCTTTACATCGGCGGTGACCTTAACGACCCACTCATTCCCTGCCATATCAGCTCTCCGGTGTCACGACGTACTGAGTGGGGTTTGTCCAGCTGATGGCGTACTGATCCAGCACCCCGAGCCCCTGCCCCGGCGCATCACCACCGATCGGCACCGCACGGCAGCCCGGCAGGAGGCTGATGATCCGCTGGGTGAGCGCCTGCAGGGCCGTCAAGTCGGTCGAGGGTGACCACTCACTCACGTACAGCCGGAACTGTGGGTTCAGCCCCGTCTCCCCGGTAAGCATCGGTTCAGGGCTGTAGTCGGGGTTGTTCAGGATCACCACCTCCAGGCCAGCCACGGCCACCCCCTCGGGTAGTTGCTCATTGCGGCGCACCACGGCGATGGCGGGGACAGGGCTCTGGCCGCGAGGCGTGTACGCGCCTAAGGCTGCGCTGACCTCCGCATCGCCCGCCAGTAGGTCGTACAGCTCCTGTGCAGTGGTAGGCAGGCTCATGCCTCAGCTTTCCCGGCGGGCGGGCCGATCTGGCAACCGGGTGGCGTTGCCCTTTCCAAACGGCTTACGATCGTTTAGGATCCGATCATGCGGAACAAGCGGGGTTGCACCCCCCGCCCGCTCCTGGCCACCGGCCGGGCTCAACTACCCATCGCCCGGCATAGCCGCCGGCATTGTCTCATGAATTTTGTCAGCCCAGTTCCGCAAAGCGCAATAGTGACCATTACGCCAGATATGGCGAGAGAGTTGCTCGCAACAAGCCCAGGCAACAGGCCAATTCGCCCCCACTACGTCAGACTTCTCTCCATTGCCATGAAGCGCGGGGATTGGTTGGTAACCAGTCAAGGAATAGGAATAGACACTGAAGGTCGATTGAGAGATGCGCACCACAGGTTGAACGGTTGCATACTTGCCGATACTGCATTTCAATCGACAGTTGTTTGGGGTCTTCCCAAAGAAGCCTATCAAGTTACTGATAGAGGTTTATCACGTAGCTACAGCGACATACTAAACTGCTCTAGGCCGGTAGCCGAAGTACTTCGGCTGGCTGGAACATTGATAGTGAACAACACACGCCCAACAGCTCGCGAAATTCAGCCGTTAATAGATCGAGGCTTGCAAAACGTAATTGAAGCATTAATAAGTTTCTGCCCTACAAAAGTGAGTTACTTTAGCTGCGCACCTTTTAAGCTAGCCGCTGCCGTGCAAATTATTAACAATGTCGATGTTGATTTTGTTTATTCTCAGTACAGAGCTTTAGTGATGGCACGTTATGATGAAATGACTGTTGCATCAAAGGCTTTAACTCGTCGGGTAACAACGGGAACTCCGCTACGTACTCACGACAAAATTGACGTCTTTGCCCGAGCATTGGTTGTTTTTGACCCCGCTAAATCACGTGTCAGCAGGATTGTAGTCGAACCGCAAACCAGATTTATTGCAATGGTGTACATACGAGAAAGTCTTGACAAGTTTGTGTCTACTCCTGTAGCAGCATGAGCATCCGCAAAGACGGCCGCTGCATGATTCAGCTCACGATGGCGCCAGACCTTTATGCAGCCGTGCGCGACCACTGCAAACGGCAGGACACGCCAGTAACCGTATGGGCGCGGGAGCTGATCCGCCAAGCCCTTTCCACTGAATCAACACCACCCCCCCCGAACACGCCATGAGCAAAGAAAGTTATCCTCACTCGCTATTCTTCACCGATGCCCACAGAAGACAATTTGAGCAAATTGCAGCTTTGCTTGAACTTAAAGACTGGAATCAAGCTACTGTTTTCAGTGCAGAACTTGCACTAAGGTGTGCGAAAGATCACGCAAGGGGTTATACAATGGTACTTTGCTGCACGCCCAAATTAGCAGAAGTCCTAAACAACAACCCAAAGTTCATTGAAGCCCTTTGCGAAGAAGGCGTAGTCGAATCGCTGACGCCGTTTGTTCTGACCAAATCCAAGCAGGGCGGCTGACGCACCCGGAAACCTGCCGCAACACTGCCCGCCCGCCAGGCCCTTTCCACTGATTCACTACCACCGCCTCCGGCCACACCATGAAAGACAAGATTGAACACACTAACAGCATCATTTTTCCAGATAGTGAAAAGAAAAAAGCGGAGCGGATTGCAGCGCTGCTAGAGCTTGACAAGTGGTATCACAGCTTCCCAGTGGGCCTCAATCTTCTTTTAGTGGGAGCGGAAGCTCATGCAAAAGGCGATACGGTAGCAATTTTTTGCTCACCCAAACTTGCAGCACTAATACAAGACAACCCAAAGTTCATTGAAGCCCTTTGCGAAGAAGGCGTAGTCGAATCGCTGACGCCGTTTGTTCTGACCAAATCCAAGCAGGGCGGCTGACGCACCCGGAAACCTGCCGCAACACTGCCAGCCCGCCATGGAAGCCCGCTCCTGCCCACGCTGCGGCGCCCTCTGGCTAGGCGAACAGCTTTACTGGGCAACCGGTAAGAAGGCCTCTGAGCTTGATCTGGCGGGCCTGGTCTGCAACATGGTCAACGACCCCGCCTGCATCAACCCGTGCCGGGGCCGCGAAGGTGGCGACACCTGGGCCAAGCGCATGGAGAGGGTCAGCCAGCCGTTTAGCGCTGAAGCGTAAAGGGCAATAAAAAGCCCCGGCACTACCGGGGCCATCAACTCAAACACCGGGATTTCCGTTGTTTGCTTGGCTACCACTTCACCCTGTTTGCCCAGTAAGCGGCGCTCATCGGGCCCTTGGCGATGTTCTCAGCATGGCGGGCCTTGAAGCTCGCACGGCGGGCCTTCTGGGCGTCGGTGCGAGGGTTCTTCCCCGCACCACTCACCCCCTGCTGACCGAACCGGATCAGCCGGACCTTCTCACCCTCCTTCGCCAACACCGCATGGCTCTTAGTGGCGTGCTGGGGGGTCCGCTTGGGCTGGTTATAGCCCTGAAACGTCTCCCCCCGAACAGTGATCGCCATGATCAGAGCAGATCCAGCCCAACCTTGCCGTAACCGGCCAGGCTTACCTGGAACTTGATCACCGTGCCAGCAGCCTGCTCAGGCTGGTAGCTCTCGAAGAAGCCATAGCCGTACTCCACCTGCTTCCCGTTGTTCGGGCCGATGACGGCGTACTCAACCATCAACTTCTCGCTCACGTTGAACTCTTCACAGATCCGCATGGCACGCCACGCAGGATCGGCGAAGTTCATCGCCCCGGACAGGCTCCAGGTCTTGTCCCTGGCGGTAGGAATCGGGGTGTTGTAGCTGCCCGCCTCGTCGTCGTAGGTGGTGACGCTTTCTTTGGTGGTGCTGTTGCTGGGCTGGATATTGGTCAGACCCAGCAGGCGGAACGGGGGATCGGTGCCGTCGAGCAGGAGTGAGGGGGCCACCACACCAGCAGATACGGCGGCAGTGGTGATCGCCGAACCGGTCAGGGCATAGGTCAGGGTGTGCGGCGAGGTGGTCGTAACTGCTGTCACCACGAAAGACCCGTTGAGCGTGGTGAAGGGGGCAGGCAAGTCCTTCACCGCGATCCGCTTGCCCACCGTGATGCCATGGGCATCAGCAAAGGTCAGGGTTGCGGTGGTGCTGGTGCTCACGGCATTGGTAACCGCCTTGGTGCCAACACCAACGGCAAACGTGTCACCCGTGCCAGCGGTGATCACCTTGGCGGTGGAGCTTTGCAGGGTGGTGTTGTCAATGAACCTGCCGGTGCCAAGCCCGCCGAGGTTGATGCGGTTGAGGTCAACCGCCGAAGACTTGAGGGGGGTGAAGAAGAACCTAAAGCCGTAGGCCTGTTCCCATGCCTGAGTCATGATCCTGCCGGCGCTGCCGGTGCGTTACCTCGCAGGGTTCCGCTACGGCTTAAGCCTTCTCAGCGGCTTAGGTGGGAAAGCTGGGGCATGGCTTCTTACCCTCGCGGCGTTTCCCACTGTCCCCATAACGCACGGCGCCCGTATCAGGCTCGCGTGTGGTGGGCTGGAAGGCGGTGGTCGCTGGGCTACTTCACATCGATTCAGGCTGCAGCGCAGGCGGTGGAGGATTGCTATCGCCAGATCGAACGATGGGCAGCCATGAACCTGCCGCCGCCCATGCTGGCGCTGCAGCATCGGGAGCGATCGGCACCAACAGGGTCACTGCCCGCTGCGGATCATCCGCCAGCCTGAAGACCCGCTCCTGCCCCGCTGCTGTGTCTTCCGCCAGCAGTAGCCCCCGCCAGCCGTCCTGGTGCTCCACCGGGGCGAGCAGGATGGCATCATCTGCCAGCAGGGCCAGCAGTGATGGCGGTGGCGTCCCCTCCCCGGCGGTGGCCAGAGCGTCGTAGAAGGCCATGGCGAACCCTGGCACCTGCCTCGCCTCGCAGAGGGCCAGCATCGCCGCACCGGCTACAGCAGGCGGCCCCTCGGTTGCGTCCTGATCCTTCGGCGGCAGGAACCAGCAGAACTCCTCCATCGTGAACGGCTCGCGGCGCTTCTCGGAGTCCCGGTGAGCGCTGGCATACCAGGCATGGAAATTGGCGATCGGCCGCTCTGCCGCGTGCAGCCGTTCCCTCAGGAGGCGGGTTCCTTGGTCGAGCGCTTCCCAGATGGTGACTTCCGGGCACCAGGCGAAGTGCTCGCTGGTGAAGGCGTGGTGACCGGGCCAGAGGTCGTTGAGCTGCCAGAAGATGGCTCCCCAGTCGGTTGGGGCAGGTTGGGCTTTCCCAGGCTTGCGGCCATCAGTTGCAACGTTGCCGCGGGATCAGCTGGTGCGCCGCCACCGCGCTGCTCGCGCAACATGAAGGCATAGATGGCATTGCGCAGCCCCTCGGTGAGGTTGCGGGTTTCGTCGTCGGTCCACTTCGCGCAGTCGGGATCGACCTTGCCCAGCCGGTAGACGATCGCAGCGGTGACCAGTCGGGTGACCTGGGCCTCGTTCTGAGCTGACAGGCGGTTGTCAATGTCGCGGATCAGCCGGTGCTCGCGCTGGCGGATATAGTCCTCCTTCGGCTCCAGTACCACGGGGATCCCGATGTGCTTGGCCATCAGGCGTGCGGCCACCAACTTGGCGTCCTCCTCTGGTAGCTCGTCCATATCTTGGATGATGCGGGCCAGCCGGTGGGTCTGCTCGTTCACCGTGCTCTGGTAGTCGATCTCGTCGAGCATCATCCGCTCCCCAGCCAGCAGGCTGTTGAAGACGGGGAACTCCAGGATGCCGGTGAGGGAATCCCCCACCTGCTCGACCTTGACTTCCGGCGCGGTGACAAAGGGAAGCGGCACGGTGCTGCGGTTGTGTTTTCTCAGCTTGCCATTGTGGCTTAGGGAAGCGCAATGGCTTATGATATGGGGGCTGGGGGCTGCGCTGGCGTGGGCGAGCGTCTGACGCTACGACCGCTGCTCTTCCCCCGGCACCCATTCACCAACACCGACCGACCGACCATGGATTCAAACTGCCGAGCGGGCTTAACCCCTGACGACACAGAGATCCGCAAAGGATTGCTGGGGATTGCTTCTTGTGTAAACAGTTACCTTACAAAAGAAAATCTTCTACCCCTTGCCGCTGCCTTGCGCCAAGCTGAGCAAGAACGGCGAATTGACTTCAAAGGCCAAGAGCCTATCAGTGGCGTAACGGTTGAATGGATAGATGAAGCAAACAATGAACTAATGAAGGTAAGGGTTGAATGGTACGTGTCCATCTCCCCCTTTCCCGCCACCTGACTCAACCAAAGCATCGCACCCATTCACCACCAACCGACCATGACCGACTTCCGCGCCTTGTGTGCTGAGCTTGTAAGCGAACTGTTTGGCTACAAAGTAGCGAACCCCATGCACGACAGATCCCTTGTAAATCGAGCCTGCGCAGAACTGGACGAGACAAGAGGGACGCGGGCGAGCGTTGAGCAAGTAGCTCAGATCGTCTACGAAAATGCAATGCTTGCAACTGCACCCGATCACGCCAAGCCGCATTGGCCAAGCTGGGCTGATTTGCCCAATTCAGACGCTCGCACGCACTCGCTGAACACGGCTGAGATCATCCTTGCCCGTTGGGGCCGCTCTGCAGTGCCACCGGAAAGCGATGGGCCGACAGACGATGATTTAAGGGCGCAAATAATGCTATGGATGGGTTGTACGGATCTCCCTTCCGATGATCAGGAATTGCCAGACCCCCTGTACGTCCCTGAGTTACTGGGCTTGCTTCGCGCTGCCCTCGCCCGCTGGGGTTGCCATGCGGCACTCGCGCCAAAGCCCATCCCGGTGAGCGAGCGGCTGCCGGAGGATGCCGATTGCCTGGTTATCACGGCATACGATGGGACTAGCAGCTCTGATGAACACTACTGCTACCTGGCTAAGGAGTTCAGGCACTGCGGCCAGGTGCTATTGATCTGGGAACTCAAGCCGACATCGGCCTTGAAGCTGGACTTGCCTTTCACTTACTGGCTGCCGGCGTCAACTCGGTTCCTGCCGACGACGGTAGATCCCGCCCAACCGACTTAAGACCCCGCCACCGCCCTTTGGATGCGTTGCTGCAGCTTCCGGCCAAGCGGGAACACCGGGATCCCCGATGCCGATGCCTGCACCGTGCCCCTGACCGCATCAGTCCAGGGCCTGGCCGGGAGAATGGTGCCGTTGCGCAGGCGGGCTCCTTCATGCACGGCGGTGGCGTACTGGGCGCTCCAGGTGGCTTCTAGGACAAAAGGATTGGGGGAGGAATAAGAGAACGATTGGCTAAGCGTGCCCCGATCTTTGAGGTTACGCGGGCTGCCGACTACTACAAAGGTGCGCTTTGTCTTCCCTGATTTACCGCCTTTCCTTCCCTTGTAACGCTTGGTTTCCCGTGGCCATTGCCAAGCCGGTGGATTGAACGATGCCTGATAGCGACCGATCAGCTCAACAAATGTGTTTTGAACGACTGCCGCCAGCATCTGATTCATCTCCCCAGGACCGGGGCCGGTGACCGTGGTTTCTACTCGAATGCTCATGGTTCAGATCGCAGTGAACAGGGCAGCCTTGAACTTGTCCCCCAGTGCCTCGCGTAGCTCGCTGCCGATCCCGCCAACACCAAAAGGGAACTCCAGGATGCGCAGCTGCCCCTGTTCGGCACCATCGGCCAGTGTGGGCAGCACGGTGAGGTCGCTCAGCACCGCCTGCCCTGTGGCCCCTGGCAGCATCCCAGCAGGCCTGTAGCCCGTCTCATCCCACGTGAGGGAAGCACCGGCCGCCAGCCAGCTTGCGGAGCCCAGCAGCGCCCAGCGAGTGATAAACCCTTCAAGCATCAGCGAGCCTGCCTTCACCCCCGGTAGATCCTGCTCGCTCCTGCCTTGCGGCTTGGCAAACGCCTCGACCACTACCGCAGGGCCAGCAGCGGGCACCCCCGCACGGAAGTTCGTGATCGTCCCCGGCGGTTGCCACAGCATCCGCAGATTCGCGTATTCGGCGAAGTCGGTAGCCATCAGCTACGCACCAGCGTTGCCATTCCGCTGCCGCTGCCGCTGACCGGTTGGATCCCCAGCGTCTGGAAGATCCGCCCTTTTAAGTCGGCCATACGTCCGCCGAGCACGGCGCCTGCCGTCCCACCAGCGCCGCCCGATTCGTACTTCACGAGCAACAGGCTGGTGTCCCATTCCAGTACGTCGGCCTTCTTCTTCAGGTCGTTGCGGCTCAGGGTCTTTCCAGGGGTTGGGCCTTCGTAGCTCGCCGCATTGTTGAGGTGCGCCTTGCCGCTCTCCACCTGATCCGCGTAGTCCGCCTCCAGGTTCTCGATCTCGTCGATCCATCGTTGCACCTGGGTTACGGCAGCAGTGGAGGTGATCGCCACCCGGTTGAGGATCGCCGTTAGTTGGGTGAGGTTGGTCACCGACAAGGGCCAGCCCGCGTAGCTCCTGATTAACTCACGGTCATCCCTTGGGGTGATCCGCCATAGGCTGTTCAGGACGGGGATGGTCATGGCGTCGCACGATCTAGCCCAGGTTTCCAGGAAACCTCAGGCAGTCAGCGGTGACCCCGTGTACAACGGCAAAGCAGGCAAGGGCATGGCAATGGGCAAGGCTGGCAAGGGCAAGGGAAAGGCCATGCCGAAGAAGCCCAAGCCTGCCAAGGGCGGGGGCATGAAGGCGAAGTGATCAATCAGGGGCCAGCCAGCTCCTGATCCGCTCCTCCCTCGCGGCAGAGTGGAACGGCTGCGCGTGATACCAGGTCCACACGTCGCAGTGGTTCTTTGACACGTTGCATTCTGCGCAAGCCGGGACAAGGTTGGCGCGATCGGTCGTGCCCCCCTTCGCCTTTGGCGTTACATGGTCAAGCGTGATCTTCTCCGGCTTGCATCCGCAGTAGGCGCAGGCACCATCCCAGGCGTTGCTGATCTCGCGTCTGAAGCTGCTCATTGTGACCCGCTTGGGGACCAGCTCTGATCCCTCAATTCGGTGGCGGGACACCTAGGCCAGCCTCTGCAGCCAGACCCGAGCACCCACGCCAATGGACCGCTCCAGCATCGAGACCACTTTGTGAGCGGTCCGCTGCGGCAGGTTCAGGGCCACATCACGCAGCACCTGGCGGGTGGCCTCCTCATCCCTGGCGCCAACGGTGGCGTGCAGAGTCAGGAACGCACGTAGATCAAGAGGCATGGGGCCGTTGCGTTTCCTTAGCTTGCCGTGGTGGCTTAGGAAACTGCAATGGATTATGATGGGCGGGCCGGAGGGTTTCCTGTTCTGCGCAGGGACCGTTGTACCTCCGGCACCCCTTCACCACCACCGCCAACCGACCATGACCGACTTTCGCGCCGCCCTGAAGCAGCTTGCTGATGCTGTTGACGGGTGGGAGATGGACCCCGCAAAGGATGACCCGCTGGCCATCGCCATGGATCACGCCCGCAAGCTGCTGCAGGCCGCCGAGGAAGGCGAGCGGCTGTCGTCCGGGAAGCTGGTCAGCGAGCGCATTGTGGAGCTTTTGGCTGAGGTTGAGCAAAGGGACCTTGTTCCAGTTGAGATTGTTGTCGGTACTAGAGCTTTACAGTTACTGCGCAGGGAAGTGCGCAAAGCGCTTAACTTAAGTTGATGCGCAAGGATGGGCCTTTCCCCAGAGTACAAGACCACGGCCTTTTCCACGGCCTTCCGGTAACCAAAAGCGACTCAGAAGCCGCTGAGTATGTTGGTATTGAATGCCAGCGGTGACACCACGCGACCAACCCACTTGCCACCACCAACAATGAAGGACCGCACGACACAATCAGACCCCTGGGGCCACGGGATTGATGTAAAGCGTCTCGCCGACAGACTGGACGAGTTGGCCGACTATGTGACGCAGGGCGCTGATTGCGTCCGCCGCAACTTTGTGATGCGGGTTCCTGCTGAGCCTTACCACGACGCTGATCTGGTGATTAGCACTGCTGCCCGCCTGTTGAGGGATGGGCTGGTTACCCCGCCGTCTTCTGCCAAGCCCGCAGCCAACCCAGTAAACCTAGCCGAGCTGCACGACCCCGGCTTCTCCGACGGCCTGACTGCAAGCCAGCACCTTGACGTGCTGCGTGGTGGGCCGGATCCTCGGGCTGATCAAACAGAAGGGCCAAGCCTTGACGACGTTGCCGAGCTGTGCAAAGAGTTTGGGTTTGTACCAGGCAACAACGGCGCATTGCTTGCGGCTGATGTCTTCCGCGCACCACCATTTACCCCCCTTCCAATGCTGCGCGACATGATCACCGCCGCTATCACCCGCTGGCGTGCTCCGGTTACCCAGCCCGCCGCTCAGCCGGTGGAGGGGGAAGTGAACCTGGAGCTGATGGCGGCCCTGATCGAGATCCAACGGCTTCGTGATCTGTGCCAAACCCTAACCACCACTCCTGCACCGGAAGAGCCCGAGGCGGAGCGCGTCCTGAGGCTGGCCCAGATCCTCGAAGAAGTGGATGGCAGGTACGACACCTATCCAGAAGACGCTGAGGCGATCCTGGCGCATCCTGGGTTCAGCGGCTGCCACGATGGCCCCGTGGGAGTTCAATCAGCGCTTGCCGATCTGTTGTCACAGGTTAAATCATGCGACGGAACCGCACAGATCGACACTGAAAAAGCAGAGCAGGCACTGGCGGATTGGAACCAGCGCAGCGCCTGGCAGCCGATTGAAACGGCGCCTAGGGATGGGGCTGATTTCATCGCCTACAACGAGTTCACGGGTCCTTACATCACGGCAGCAAAGTCAATTTCCCCCATCGCCGCGCCGCCTGATGGCACGATCAGGTTTCCGATGCACTACTGGCATGGGCAAAAGGGTACTTGGTTCCCCGAGCCAACCCACTGGCAACCCCTCCCCAGCCCACCCATCACCCCCAGCCCCCATGCTTGACGCCAACGACCCCGCCTTCCGCGAGCAATACCCCAACGGCGCCACCGTCTACGACCGCACCGGGCGCAGGATCAGCGGCGTGGTGGCCTTCGACCCGAAGACCGGAGAGGTGATCCGCATCGGCGAGAGCCGCATAGTGGGTGCAATCCTGAGAATGGCCAGGGGCCGCCAGCAGCAATGGGATCTTCCGGCTGAGTTCCGCCGCCACGGCTTCTGGCCCGCGCCGCTGACGATTGAGCCCCGGCAGTGGCTTCACATCGGGTTTGACAACCACTGAGCCCCGCTTTATCAACCACATTGTCAACCACCACCATGCAAACACCTGAGCAGTACCTAGAATGGTGCAAGCAACGCGCCTTTGATTTTTGCGATAGGGGTGACACATTGGGAGCCTTGGCTTCAATGGTTAATGACACTACAAGGGCAGTATGCTTGGCCACAAGGGACGAATTTCTTGCTTGGGGCAACCAGTTATTGGAAAGCGGTGGGCTGAGGACAGCAGCAGATGTGCGAGATTTTATTGAACGTTTCCCCTTGGATTCCTTTGTGGTTTATCGCTAACCCCAACCCTCCACCCATCACCCCCTAGCCGCCAACCCATGGATCTCGATTTAAGTATTTTCAGAAGGGATCAAAACCTTTACATCATGGCTTGTAACATCTTTGGAGCTGATATTGTGGCAGATGCTTTTATCACGACATATGATTATGGTAATTCTGAAGGCGGCGAAATTGAAAAAAGACTTGTTACTAACTCATTCAAAAAAGTTGAACCGGAGATAGACATTGGCTCAACAGAAGTAATTATTGTTTTTGTCAACGGCAAAAGCGTTTCTATTTGGAGTTCTGAATTTGGGGCAATTCGCAACATAGGCATGAATAAGGAAACAAAAAAGTTTAACGGCTCGCAAGGTTCATCGCCCCCCTAGCCACCCCTCCTAGCCACCCCTCCTAGCCGCCAGTTCCCCTATCGCCTCGCTGAACGTCCGCCCATCCTGCGGGGCATCCAACGGCGCCGAGGGCGGGATGCTGCGCTTGCGATCGGGGAACAGATACCGCTCGCTGGCAGTTGGTGTCGTCAGTGCCCGCTGCAGCAGCCCCCGCGCCTTCTCTTCACTGATCCCCTCGGCCTTGGCCAGGGCCCTCACGCCTGCCGCCTGCTCCTCCCGCCAGAACTCACCATCGAGCAGGGTGTCACGAATCACCGGATCATCCTCCTCCACCTCATTGGCAGGCACCGGAACCGGTGTGCAGCGGCACTGCGGGTGAGCAGGGATCACCACCTGATCGGCCGGGAATATCTGCCCATGACGGCTGAGACACCATCGACAGACCCGCTCATCGGTGGCAGCGACCCACCGGATGAACGCATAGCCCTCCTTCAGATTGTGATCTATGGCCCCCTTCACATAGGCATTGGCCAGCTCACTGCGAGCGATCACCTCAGCCCGCTGCCGTAGCCCCATGCGGGCCGTCTTGCCCGTGGGATCGGTTGTGCCCTCCAGTGCCGCGACGATCTGCCGTTCCAGCCGCCTGGAGCCCCAACCACGGGCCACCCCCTCGCTGACGATCTGGGCAATCTGATCACGGAACCGGGCAGTTTCGCCCTGCATGAAGGCGGTGGCCGCCTGCGTGGCAGCACGGACCGCGAGTGGGTTGGCCCCGGCATAGGTGGCGGTGGCGCCGGTCACGATGGTCTGCAGGGCGGCAGCCGCCTCACCACCAACGGATAGGGCCTCGACTAGATCGGTGGTGAACCGCCGCTGCCAAGTTGCGATCTCCTCAGGCGGTAGGAACTGCTGAGCATCCCTGAGGATGGCCTGGTATTTCGCTGTCGCCTCGCCGGAGCTGTAAGCACCGGGGGCCCTGATCGGGTTCCCCTCGGGATCCAGGGCCTCGGGGCCCACGGCGTTCAGGTAGGCGCTGTAATGCCGCTTCAGGTCGCCTAGGACGCGATCCAGGGCGGTGCGGAGCATGGCGGTGGTGTTCTCCACCATCCGCCTCTCCAGCTCATCGAGGATGGCGGCGTAGCTGTCTACGCGGCTGATGATGCGGTCGCCCTGGGCCATTGATTAGGCGGTGTGCGAGCCAATCAAAAAGCAAGTGCCCGCAATAATCATCCCAATGGCAACTGCATGGTCAAGTATGTTTGCATTCCTTGCAAACAGATAAAAGCAGCCCACTACAACAAGGCTCCAATTTGACGCGGCCTTCATTCGCCTTCCTCCTCATCGTCGGAATCCTCGTCAAAGCTGGCGAGCACCAACTCCTGCTTGGCCAGTTCCAGCACACCAACCACCTCGAACAGGCTGCAGAGCGACTGTGAGATGGCGAGGCTGATCTGTTCGTAAAGCTGTTCCGCTGAAGTCATGGTGACTCTGTGGTTACGGCTTAGCTTTCCGCCACCGTCGGCTCCACCTCATCCAGCGGTGTGCTCATATCCAGCGGCGTGGTCGTGTCGTTCCGCCCTGGTGTTGGCGCCCCCAGCGTCGGCCGCTCGCGCCGGATCCGCTCCATCTCATCCTCCACGCTGCTCGTTGCCCGGTTGAAGCCACCGCGCTGCAGCTCCTCCACCGCGCTCTCCTGGCTGATCAGCGGCTCACCACCGGTTAAATCCATCAGCGCTTTGGCGCCCTGCGCATCGAGCGGCGGGACAAAGGCGTTCTCGTCCATCGTGAGGCCAGCGCCTACAGGCAGCTCCTCCCCGGTATAGAGGCACCAGATCGCCAGGATGGACTGCATCACGCTTTTCTTGCGCTCGCCCATAGCTTTGATGCTCACCTGCGTCCTGCCGCCTTCCAGTTGCGCCTGAGTGGCAGTCTTGGTGATCTTGCTATCACCACTGAGGAATCCCAGTAGCTGCTGATTGATCAGCTCAACCACTTCCTTGATCTGTTCCCGTTGTTCGGCTAGGGATGTGGCTTCGGGCTCTGACCAATAGAACTTCCCACCTTTTTCCAGCCGGATGACGCTATTGGGACCGATAACCAGAGGCCTTTCCGGTTGGCCTGGCCCAACTGGGATACCACCCTCCTCAACCGGCACCGGCATGGCGCACTTGTGGGTCTTCTCCTCCAGATCGCTGGACTTCCGAAAATGCTGGAAGCAGTGCTCCACCACCTGCCGCAATGGCTGCCCACCTTTGCCGAACCCGGCTTTCTCGGCTGGGTACCAGACCACCGGGCAGATCGGCAGCGGTTTTTGTCTGGCGTCCAGGTATTGGCCTTTGTCCACCTGGCCAATAGTCAGCCTGCCGTCTGCCTGCTTGGTCAACTTGTACAGCGTCCACTTCCCTGCCTCAATCACCCGGTAGCGCTCCTCGTAGATCACCCCATAGTCGCCATCGGGGGAATCAATCTCAGCCCATTCCAGGAATGTGCAGCGGGTCACCACCTCCACCGAATTGACGATGGCGGTCCGCCAGTTCAAGCACGTTGAACGGGTGCGGCTGACCAGGTACGGGCGCCGCTTCAGTGCAGCCTCGCTGGCCCCGTCAGTGGGTTGACCATCAGGCATCTCCACCAGGACCGGCACCCCACCATCGCGGAGGCACAGGGCATCCACGGTGAGCCACCACGCCTCAAGGCTATTGCCCTCTAGATCAATGTTGTCCATCGCCTTCTCAAAGGTCGGCGGTGGGTTCACTGGGTTGCTGCGCGATAGCACCCCTGCGAAGGCTTCGACACCAGCCCGGAAGAAATCGGCGAACACCGCACGACCCAGCCTTCCCTCATAGGCAGCCGGTGGTTCTGCTGGTTCGGGCGGCAGATACTTCCGCTTGGTCGCCTCACCCTTCAGGCAATACCAGGCGTCATAGGCTCGCTCCAGATCCTCGGCGTGCTCCCGCAAGATCGGATGCCGGAACGATGGCAACTTCGGGTCGGTTCCAGGATGTTCAGATTGCACCGCCGCCCGTACTCTCAGCCTCGTATCTGAGCTTTCCGCTTAGAGCTTCACCGCCTTGGGATGCGGCTTGCGGCGGGCGAACAGGGACGGCTGTACCACCTCGGCCGGTGCGGGCCTGGGCTGGCGGGGGCGCCGCTCACGGGGTGCAGGGGCAATGGTGGCAACGTCGAGCCCTAGGAGCCCCTGGCGGAACTGCTCCAGGGTGCGTCCACGCAGCTGCGTCTTCAGACGGTTGTGGAACTGAATCATCGGCCCCGAGGGGTAGGCCCGTTTAAATGGATCAGCTGCCCACCGCTCCAGGAGGCCACGATCAGCGGGGCGCAGGTTGGCGAACGCTGCATCGGTGAGGGCATAGAGCGCGGGGGCAAGGGCTGCCTCGGTGGCCTGTGGCTGGTGCAAACTGAACAGGGTCAGCTCGTCTTCCAGCTCCACCGTGCCGACCATGCCGCCAAGCATCTCCGTGATCTCCTCCTCGGTGAAGCAGGGCAGGGCCTCAACGATCTGCGCAAGGGTCTGACCTTCGGCTATCAGGCGCCGCACCCTGGGGTAGTGCTCGCGCCACTTCGATGGCATCTTCACGTCGTAGCCGTGGTCCCGAATGTGGTGTTTGATGGCCCCCTCGATAAACATGCACACGCAGGTTGAGAGCGCATAGGGGCGATCTGTGGCGGGGTTGATCCTGTGCGGGTCGTAGCGACGGCACCCGTTGATCAGCCCCTCTAGGGCAGGGCCGATGAAGTCTTCAAAAGGGCGGGAGCAGCGGCGGGACCACTTAGCAGCGGCTGCCTCGGCTAGCCCCTGGTTTTCCACAATCAGCCGCTCGGATAGCTCAGTGCGCGGTGGTGCTCCAGGTTTGGTCGGTTGCTCCAGCGGCGCACCTTTGCGCTCCCGTCGCCTGCGCTTGGGGAGCTCCGGGAGGGTGTCGGTGGGTTGTGGCGTGAGAGTGGTAGTCATCGGAAGCCGGGGATAGCGGACCGCCGCCGGGGTGGTGGGGGCTCCGGCTGCTGCAGCAGTGCGGTAGAACCGTGGCCGTAAGTGGCGGTGGTGATCCGCATGGGGCCGCCGGGCCCGTAGCCCAGCTCTGCAGCAAACAGGCGATGCAGCGGGTAGCCAACGGCATCATTGGGATGGTCGTAGCCGGTCTTCTTGTCCGGCTCGCCCTGCTCGTTGTAGGGCTGTCGCTCTAGGGCCTCGATCAGCCGTGGGCACTCTGGGCTGATCCAGAACCTTGTCTCACCCTTGGCGTTCAACAGCAGAGCCTGCACCACGTTCACCCGATCGCGCACCGGGGGATTGGCATCAGGGGCGTAGTTGGCAAAGCCGTAGGACTTCAGGATCCCGATGTCCGACAGGCTGGCATTAGTGCTGCGGTTGGCGCCGCTGGCATCGGGATAGGCCCAGATCGAACGCTCGGGGAATCGCTTGCGGACCTTGCGGCACAGGTCATCGGTGTCATGGGCGCCCATGATCTCGCCAAAGGCGTGGGCAATACCCTTGCGGACCACTAGCAGGATGCCTGACATATTACCTACGTTGAAATCGATGCCGATCAGGATCTGATCAGTGAGCTGTAGGCCATCAGGTAGCGGCTTGACGTGATAATCACGGTTGAAGCGGTCGTAAACCTGGCCACTCTTCAGGTTGATGTAGATGCCTTCCATGTAAGCCTTTAGCATATTGCTGGTGTATCGGGTGCGCAGGTTGTCCAGGTAAGCCTCGGGCAAGTGTGGGTTGTCTTGCGTGCGCATCCTGATCAACCGCTTACCAGGATCGGCCTGGGCTTCAACGGTGCCGAAGGTCTTGTAATGCCAGACGAATCCTTCAGGGGTGGAAAGGAAGACAAGCTGGCTGACATGGCCAACCCGGATGCGGCCGAGGATCTTCTCGTAACCCCGTGCGGCGATCTGCTCCTGAACGGTGTCCACCTCGTCAACAAGGGCCCATGCCCAGTCGGGGCCGACAATGCGCTTGAAGTTCTCAAAGCTCCGGGCTAGTACGGGCGTATCACCATCAGGTAGGTGGAGGATGTGCTCGGGGAGCGGCGATGCACGGAAGGTGTAGGGGATGCCGTAGTGATCAAGGAAGGCATCAAACTTCCTGATCCAGATGTCCCGCAGCATGGGCCCAGTTGGCTCCAGCACGCAGCCGATAAAGCCCTGATTCAGCACCGCGAGCTGAAAGGCTTTGGCACAGGCTCCCAGGGTCTTCCCTGCCCCGTAGCCAGCGGCCACGCCGATCTCACGGGTGGTGGTGTCATCGAACAGCTCAACCTGCCCGCCGTGGAGGTCGTCGCGGATGCGGGCGAGGGTGGCGGGGATGTCAAGACGCATGTGCGCCGCTGCGGTGCTTTCCAGCTCCAGCACGGCGAGGCGCGAGGAGGGGTCAGGGGCGCGGTGGGGGGTCATCCCACCGGCCCCACGCGATACACCGCCCAGTAGGCGCCGGGCCCTGGGTGGTCCGTAACCTCAATCAACTGGTGTTCACGTAATGCCGCAATCCGCCTGCTCACGGTGGACTGCGAGCACTGCCACCGGCTCATCATCTCAGCGGTAGTAATCTCCGGGACAATGCCTGCCCGGATGCGCATATCCAACCATTCGGCCAGCTCCAGGCAATCAAGCAGGGTGCCTTCACTCACATAGGGCCGTCGTGCCAGCAGGGTGCGGACTAGATCGGTCATGCCCGCCCCCCAAAGCTGCGGGCCAGGGCGCGGCAACAGTCCGCCGTCACAGCGGCTACGGGCTGTTCTGCATTAATGCCGGCCCATCCACGCTGTTCAGCCAGGTAGCTAAAACCTACCCTCACGTGGCCCAGGAAAGATTCCCCTTCCGCCTCGATGCGGTCGGCCATTTGCCCGCCACGGCGCCGGATCGACTCGGCCACGGACACATCCAGCCAGAGGGTAAGGTCGGCCTGAAGACCGCCTGTGGTCACGGTTTCCAGTGTGCGCAACAGAGGCTCGCCCCATCCCCTGCCATAGCCCTGATACGCGGCGGTTGATCCGGTGAAGCGATCACACAACACCCAATCCCCCCGCTCCAACGCCGGTTGCAGGACCGTCTGAACATGCTGGGCACGGTCGGCCGCATACAGCAGCAGCTCTGCGCGAGGCACGGGGGCCGTTCCATCGGGAGGATGCAGCAACAGCTCCCGCAGGGCTTGGCCCAGGGCGGTTCCCCCAGGCTCTCGGCTCACGATCACGCGGGCGCCTTGGGGCATCAGTCCACTGGTGGGCAGCCATTGGCGCAGGGCCTCGATCTGCGTGCTCTTGCCGCAGCCGTCGATGCCTTCCAGGGCGATGAAGCGACCACGGGGTGCTGTGGGTTTGGTCATTCTTCCCCCTCATCAACAGGAGGCGTCCCGAGGCCACGGGCCTGGATCTGCAGCAGCACCCGCCGTTCATCGTCTGGGGTGAGCCCCGCAGAGGCAAGGGCATCCATCACGGTGGCGACCGTCTTGCGCTCTACGCGGCGATCTGCGGCAGCATCCGAGAAGTGATCACGCAGCCTGGGATGATGCGTCAGCAGCCAGGTTGCAGCCCAAGGGTTGCCTCCATCAGCCTGCTTCTTGATGCCAAGCAGTAAGGTGCGGCAATATTCCGCGTCAGCAAAAAAGATAGCTTCGCGAAATTGGCGATAAAGGCTGCTTTCTTCCTCTTCGTCTGCTTTCTTGATCCAGGTGCTGCAGGTGGCTCGATGAACCCCGAGAAGGCTGGCGATCATTCCAACGGGCAAACCATCCGCTGCGTGCTGCTTGGCCGCTTTCACCAATTCAGGTGTGAGCTTGCTTGGGCGGCCAGCAGGCACGAGTAACGCGGCGTTGCGGTCGCCCATAGTCTAAGCCATAATTGCCGTTTGGGAACGGCAACGGCTAACCACGCGATGAAGTGACCGTCACATCCCCGTTGTATCTTCCAACCTCGGCATAGGACGCAAGGGGCGTGGAGTCCATGCGCATGAACTTCATCTGCCCGATCTTGAGGCCTGGGTAGATGCCAACCCAGTGGAGCTGCCTCACGTTTTTCAGCTCCAGGGTGAGGCGTGAGCCGTTCCAACCGGGGTCACACCATCCGGCTAGCAGGTGCTGGAGGCCTTCGCGGGCGCGGGACGATTTGAGCACGAACTGCGCGGCGATGTTGTCTGGCAGGTTGAAGATGGGCTCCCCCTCTGCGAGCACAAACTGCCCCGGCACCATGCGGTAGGGGTCGCCTGCGGTGTGGTGGGCCATGCAGTAAGGCACAAGGCCGGGCCCCTCGCTGGACTCGATCAGGATGTTCGAGCCCAGGCGAAGGTCCAGGCTTGCAGGGTTGAGGAGGGCTGGGTCAAAGGGGGTGACCATGCCGGCTTCGCATAGGGCACGGATCTGGAAGTCAGCGAGAACGGTCATTTGATGGGTTCGTAGATGGTGCGGGCTTGGTGCTGGGCGATCTGGCGGAGGTCCGTCCAGAACGGGGCCTCGTGGCCTGGGGGAAGGATCAGTGCCTCGGGTGTGCCGTTGGCGCTGCGGACCTTGAGGATGCGGAGGCCCCAGCCGGGGATTTTGGTGGTGGTCATAGATAGGTAACCGGATCAGCAGCGGACTGAAGCCGCTCCCATGCGTTGGTCATGTCCCTGCCGGTTTCCCATATTCCGCGCCACTGGGTTGAGTGCCGGTTGTGCAGGGCTCGCAGCCTGGCGATCCCTCCGCGTGTCCCGCCTTCAACCTTGTCCACCTGCCAATCCTTCAGGCGAGGGGATCGCCAGATGTCGCCAAGGCGGAAGCAGTCGGCGGGTGGTGGTTCGGGCCTTGGAGCGGGTGGGCTGTAAAGAAAGACGATCATTGCCCCTCCTGCACGGTTTGCACGGCCCCCGACGTGTGGCACCCCACCCCGTCAAGCCAATCGGCTGTGGCGCTGCTGCCGTAGCGCTCTCGCAGTTGCCGGGCAATCTCGTGTGCGACGGCGGCGGAGTTCACGCGGCAGGCATTGCACGGGGCGTTGCAGGGCTTTGATCCAGGTAAGACGGCAACGCACACCGCCAGGGCCAGGCGGTCGGCGGGGGTTGGGCTAAGATCAGCAGCGACGGAGGCCGGTTCCCTGTTCTTGGACACAGCCGGTCCATCGGTCCATGGCGCGGCTCCCTGGGGGTCTGGCATCGGAAGCCACGGGCCAATGTTCCACCGCTTATATTGCCAGGATCCATCCGTGTTTTGGCGGATGGTTGAGCCTGCGGGAATGTCCGGGAGGCGCTTAGGCATTAGTGGTTTGCTCATGTTTCTGTGAATAAAAACAGGGTAAGGAAAAACAACGCAAGCCCGAATAGCAGTGCAGGCTGGAATATGTTGCTCACCATGAAGAGAATCACGGCGCAGAGTAGATAGAGTTGCTTGTTGTTCACGCCTCCCCCTCCCCGGCCTGGGGTAGCGGGGCTGGCCTGTCCTTGCCCAGCTCGGCTTGGGCATACTCACTAAAGCCAGCCAAGTCCCAATCCTCCGGGTTTACATTAGCCGCATAGTTCAGGGCGTTGTCAACACCAACCGAGCGCACGATGTCCCTCCAAATAGCATTGTCCCCATGCGCCTTTACCGTTGCCAGCGCCACACAGACGCCACCCATGAAGCCGTCTTCCCACTCACTTACCGCCACCGGCACCCCCGCCGGGGCGGGCTTGGCTATTGCCAGGCGAACCTCGGTAGCCACGTCCAGTAAGAACGAGTCCGAGCAGCTCTGATTCACTAGCCCGCCAACGGCCTGGCCGCAGTCAATCAAAACATATCGAAGAAAGGCAGCACGCGATTCCTGCTGCTGAAGCAACGTGGCGGCGCGGGCGAGCTTGGCGCTTGCGTCGGGGTACTCATCAGCGGTCTTGGCAACCCCTTCCCCTAGCCACGTCACCAACTCCCTTACCTCCGCAGCGAGCACCTCTGGCGCTGGCAAGGTGGCGGGACGGCCCCAATGCTCCAGCGCCTCGCCGATCAGCGCAGTCAGCTGGCACTGGGTCACACCGGGCCAGCCTTCGGGCCAATCTGGGCGGCCTTCAATCCACCGATCAATAGCAACATCGCCGTCATCTGTTTCCGGCGCTGGTGGGGTGGCGGGGGTACGGTTCAGCGCTCGGACAACCTCCTCGATCGGAACCATCGCCCCATCAAAAAGAATTGCGGCGCCGTCTCCGCAGACACCTTCAGACCAGCGACCCTCCCCCCCCGGCTGAGCCAGGGCGGCGTGTGTTGCGGCGATAGCGACGACAACAGCGCCCCAGTCAGTTTCGGCTGGATTTGCGGGACAAAGCAGATCCGTCTGGGCTAGGTCGCGCCATTGCTCCAGGGCGGCGCGGATACTGGGGGTGCTCATGTTGCCTCCGTTTTGGTGGCAGTTGATTTCAATCATGTCGGCCTCCTGAGATCAGCAAGGGCACGGGTCAAGTCCATGGATGCGCGGCGGGTGGCGCCTGAAACTTTGCTGCCGTTGTAATAGCCGTTGGCGAATTCGGGCTGAAGCTCTCTGGCCAGATCCAGAAAGCGCTCGGCTTCGGTTATGGCGGCTTTCAATGTTCGGGCGTTCATCGGCCAGCCTCCTCACGCAGCAGCAGCGAGCAACCGTGCTGGCCCTGCTGATCCAACCACTCCGCCACTTCGCGGATTGCGGCGCGGGCATCAATGGATGGATCGTCGTCCCCGGTCATCTCTCCGCAAACCCTCTCCAGCAACCCCCCGGCAGGCGCGGCCGGCGGGGCGGGCTGGGAAGCTGGTGGCTGCTGCCTCCAGCGTTTAATTTCGGCCCACTCCTGGTCGGTGTACTCACTGTTTCCGTGGCTGGGATGGGCAGCCTCGGGGGTGGGCTCGTCGTCGCCTCGATCCAGCGCGATCAGCCGGTCGAGCTTGTCCTGATGCAGTTGCTCCAGCGCCTCCACTCGCTCCAGCAGGTGCAGGAGCACCCGTGCATGGGTGTAGCCAGCGGCAGCGGCCTTGCGCAGCGAAGCGAGGTCTGCAGGCAGTAGTGAGCTGCTCATCCCTTCACCTCTAGGGGCAGGATGCGCACCTCCATTCCCTCAGCCAACAACGATTCGGTGCGCGTTGACGCTTCGGTGAACAGTTCAAAGCGCTCTGTTCCGACCAGTGCGCGGCGGCCGGGGCCGGGCTTGCGTTTGATATACCAGCTGATCTGGTAGGTCATCGAAGGAGATCCTCAAAGTCGTAGGTGATCACTGACGGGTCGGTAGGTTTGGTCAAAAGGTCGTCGGTGGGCATCACCGGGATCCCGTCAAGCAGGGGCTTGGCGCCTACATTGCGTGCCAGGTAGTCGGCAAACAGCTCGTCATTGCTGAGGGGCTGAGCCCACTCGCCGCACCAGTCGTGAGGCAGCACCCACGGCCACTCAGCCCAGGCCTCGCCTTGCGCTGGCCTGGGGGCGTAGCGTTTGCAGGTGCCTTGCCCATCGTCTGGCTCGACGAAGAACCGGCAGTTAGCGCAGCAGGGCGTCAGGCCATTCGCTTCGCTCATCGGGCCCTCGGTGCTACGTGGCGTTCGTGCAGCAGCTGCTGATGTGCGTCCCGCAGGGCCAGGGCTTGGCCAAGGATGACAGCCCCCAGCAATAGCAGGATGACAAGCAAGGTGGGCCCTACTCGGCGATCGGAGGCTTCACTGCGGCGGCGGCGCTCGGCTTGGAGCACCTCCTCTGCGCGATCAGCAGCACTAGCAGAGCTGCGATCAGAAACCGTGGGAAGGGACGGCTCAAGCGAGAACCTCGCAGGGGATGGCGTCACAACGAAGGACAACGGCGCCGGGGTGACGCGCCTCAAAGGCTTGTTTGGCGTCGTGGGCACTCCAGCCGTCAGGCGTGACCCATTCGGTGTGCTTGGTGTCGCTGGACTGGAAGATGCTGGGGAGGATGGAATTTGCACGGGTCGGAGGGTGGTAGGTGATTGAGAAGGTCATGGGGTGGTGATGAAGGGTTCGGGGTCTAACAGGCGCTGCGCTTGCTGCCGTTCTCTTGGAGCATGAAGACCCTGGAATCAACGGCAGACCTCGACGGGTCCAGATGCAGGTGAGAGGCCATGTGTTCCACCGCTTAACCCGAGCAGTGGATGGCATCACCAGGGAGCGCAGGTGTTCCGGCAATGACACCGGGCCATGCCCCGAGGATCAGAGCAATTCCTTACCGGTGAAGGAGGGGAAGGTCGGCAGGAATGGCGTGGGGGTGGGGATTGATGCGTTGGTGAGGGCGGAGGTGATGCGATAGATGCGGCTGCGCCAGTTGCTAAGGGCCAGGGCATCCACGGGGATGCCGTCTTCGCGGGCGTTGTCTTCGATGGCGCGGGCGGTGGCCTCGGCATCGGCTAGCAGTTGATCCAAGGTGGTGGCTACCGGCTGCTGGCGGGGGGTGTGGGTGATCGTGGGCATTGGGAATGGAGCAGTTTGGCTTAAAGGGGATTGACTGTTAATTTGCGGAGATCTGGGCCGCAGCCTTGGCCGCTTTGTATTCGTCAGCAGAATTGCTGCTCCATGCAATCATTGTTTGCATGGCCCCACTCAAAGCATTATTAACACGCCATTTGGTAATCACTCCGTCTGGCGTTACTGCGTTTTCAACTGCAGTAACGTCGCTATCTACTTCAAAATAAAAACCTGGACTAGAGATTAGCCCCTGGAAAACCGGTGCTGCACCGGGAAACATAGGGTGCTCGGAAAGTTCTGCTTCCATTTGCACTACCGGCATTCCAGTAGCTCGCCAAGCTTGTTGTTTTGATTTATGTCTTGTTCCAGGTTTTGCATTGCTAAAATTCCAATAAAAAGTTTTTCCTCCTTCTGTAAAGAATTTTCCTTGGTGGGGAACTTGGCGATAAGGATCGCGGTTTAGATTTTCCATGGCAAAAATGAATGCAACGTTTTGGTTTGGGAAGCGCAGCGGTTAGGCTTTATCTGCCGCTAATACAGCTTCTGGGTCTGCAAAACCAAATAGCGGCAGGAAGAAAAACGGCAAACCTTTTGCGCGCATAACTGCGGCGCCTTGGATTTCGTTTGTCGCCCATGCGGCGGCCCGTGCGGCGTCCCATGAGGCGTCCCGTGCGGCGTCCCGTCCGGCGTCCCATGCGGCGTCCCATGCGGCGGCCCGTGCGGCGTCCCATGCGGCGGCCAATGCGGCGTCCCGTGCGGCGGCCCATGCGGCGGCCCATGCGGCGTCCCATGCGGCGTCCCAGTCATTTGCAGTCATGCGGTCAAGATTCCGCCAAAACGCCAGTACTACATGCGCCTGGTCACCTAAAACCTGTTCGGGATTGCGAATGACATTCGACGGCGCACCATCTTGTCTGTCATTAACAATTCGTAGCAGCACTGAATGTGAGCGACTGATACCAAAAAGCTCTGCTACTCTTTTGTCGGCAGTTGCCTGATCAATGTAGCGCAAGTCACTTGAATTGTATTTATCCAAGAAGTGCAAGGCTTGACCCTGTGCGCACATGCAAGAGCCATCATCGCTAACAAGACTCCCTTTGAACGGGATGTTGCCAGGCCAGTAATCCAACAATTCTTCAACTGTGGTTGGGTTTGCCATGAAGGGAAACTGAGTGGTATGGTTTGGGAAGCGCAGCAGCTAAGCGTACGCGAAAGCATCTTCCTCGGCCGGTAGAAGCACGGTGAGGCGGTAAGGGGCCTGCGTCTCGTCGTAGCTGGCCAGGGTAGCGGCTAGGCCTTCGGCGTTGGTGTAGTCGTTGTTGTCGTCGTTTTCGACGTAGAACCAGGGGGCCAGATCGTCGGATTGCCGCTCACTGGCGATGGAGCAAAGGGGGTGGTCCCCGATGGTGAGCAGGGCTTCGGCGAGAGGGGTGGACATGGGCGGTCGGGTAGTGGTGGGGAGGGGCTAGCGCCTTCTGAATGCAGTTGAAACGGTGCCATGGCCATAGCCATAGCCATCGCCATCGCCATCGCCATAGCCATAGCCATCGCCATGGCCATAGCCATAGCCATAGCCATAGCCATAGCCATAGCCATCGCCATCGCCATCGCCATAGCCATAGCCATAGCCATAGCCATCGCCATGGCCATAGCCATAGCCATAGCCATCGCCATCGCCATCGCCATGGCCATAGCCATCGCCATAGCCATAGCCATCGCCATTGCCGACCGGCCTAACGGCTTGAAGTGATGCTGTCACAGTCCCCACCCTTGAGGAACGGGGACCCTAAACAGCACAGACCCAGCTGGCACAATTACAGGATAAGGCATGGCTACGATTGTGGCCTTGTCTGACTTTGGGTCTGCTAGCACACCCTCAAACCCGATAGATTCATAGCGGCGCAAATTAACCGCATTAGCCAGTGTGTACTCTCCATCAGTCAAACTCCAATCGCCGGCATAAATGAAGCCGCGATCAACTACAAACACAGCCCTATCGCCTGCAGGTAGCGCAGCGGGGCCGGCGGCGGTTTCAGGCACGTACCTGACGCCGTTGATCTCAAGGACTTGGGAATCGGGAGTAGACATTGGAGGGTAAAAAAGTGTGAGGTGACGCCGTAACTCGCTATCGGTCAAGGCGCCTTGGTTTGGTTTACCGCATGGGCCCTAGCGGGCCGTGAATTAGGGCATGACTGGCGAGTGGTCGGTTGGTGGTGGTGCCGGGTCTTTGCCCCGGTCCACAAATCATAAGCCGTAAATCGCGCTTTCGTAAAGCCCTGTCGTCGTTGCGTTTCAGAAACCGTAACAATGGGCGCCAAAGCAAAAGCCCCGGCGGTTGCCAGGGCCAGGGATCAGGCGGTGAGGGCCACCTCGTATCGGAGGCTGGCAGACCCAATCACGCGACGGCGGCTTCTGTAATGAACCGCTCCGCCAACTGGGCTAGTTGGGCGGCAGTGCCGTTGATCTTCTGGGCCAGCTCCAGAAGGGCCGGGGGCAGCTCACAACCGGCCAACAGGGACAGATCAGCCTCGACCCGGTCAAGGGTCTCATGGGCGGTGGCGGCCAGCTCTGGCGCTAGGTCAGAGGGGCGGTAGCGGGGTTCCCCAGGCATCAGGGTGCGGGCAGGGGGCAGGGCGAGGGGTTCGCCGCAGCATTCGCAGGTTGTGCGCATGGCTCAGGCCTCCACAAAGTTGAAGGTGAGGGCAGCAAACTCGGGTGAGGTGCTGCGCAGCTCTGCAACGGCGGCGCGGGCCTCGGCCTCAGTCTCAAAGTCGTTGGGGTAGCCCAGCTCCCAAAGGGCGCAGTCAACAGCGGACGCGAAAGGTGACCCGCCTGGGAAGGCGGGCATAGCCAGGGTTTTCATGGTGAATACGGACTTCGGTTTGTCCGGCGTCCCCGCCGAACATCACAACCATAGCGCATGAGAAAGGGCTGACCCAAGTCAGCCCCTGCCCACCGGGCCGTTGGATCCGGTTTCAGGAAGGCGACCGAAAGCACCTTCCACCGGTGTCCGTCCTTACGGATAGGACCGACCCGGCAGCGTCAGGCTACCGGTGCAGCATCACTCCGGGCCTGTCAGGCCGAACTCCCTGGCCTCGTCAAGCTCTACTGCTTTGCGCTCAGCAATCTGAGCTTTTGCCCACTCAACAAATTCGTCTCCCTTCCTTGACGACGGATAGATTTTCCCGCTTTCTCGAAAATCCTCACCTATCGCTTTGTCGTAAAACTCTCTAAGAGCGTCATCACTTGCATCATCTTCTAGGTCTTCGGCGTAGATTTCAAACGTTTGCAGCCTTCGGCCAGTAACGTATCCATCTTCAACTTGATACTGGGCCTCAAAAGCGTTTTCGGGGAGTGGCATGGCTGGATTGGTTAAGGGAATGGGTTTAAACTACGGGGCAGTGGTCTTTGTTTCACTCGCTCATGCGCTGGCCTCCCGTGGAAGCTCCAGCCCCAGCCGCTCCAGGGCCTCCACCACATCAGCCAGCGAGGTCACACCAAACCGCTTGATCCGCAGCAGATCCGCAGGGGTCAGGTTCAGCAGGTGATCCACCGTGCTCACTCCTGCCCGCTTGAGGGTGTTGTAGGCGCGCAGGGTGCGGAGGTCTAACCGCTCGATCGGCACCGATGCCACGGCAGGCCCTTCGGCTGGCTGGGTGCTTTCCCGCACCTTGGCGGCAACCAATGCCTCCACCCTGGCTTCAATCAGTTCAAGACGGGGAAGGACCTCATGGCCCAAAGCGCTGCAATCGGGACAGCTGATCATGCCGCTACCCCCGCCGGTTCACGCCTGGGCCTGCGGGCAGCCTTTCGCCTAAAGGCTTCCGGCAGCACCTGCCCCTTGATCCGTGCATAGCGGGCATTGACGGCAGCCCACACCTCCTCGTCCAGGAACTCAAAATGCACCGTGCCCTTTTTGTAGGCGCGGAACCGGAAGAATCCCCACTCGTACCACTCGCCGGGGCAGTAGCGGCCACCTTCAACTCCTGGGTTACGGGGCTCGCCCACCTCTTCAAACGACCGGCCAGTGAGGAAGCACAGTGCCTTGATCAGGTCGCGGATCTCATCGCTCTGGCTGCAGTCGACTGTGACAAAACCGCCGCTCCAGCTTGGTTCAGCCATGTAGCTGCGGATGAAGCGGCGGTTCAGCATGTAGCCCGAGTTGGTAACCCAGCCCTCCACACCCCAGCGGTTCTCCTTTGTGTGCTTGGTCAGGCTGTCGATCGCCTCCTCAACCGCACGGTCTACCCGCTGCTCCTGTGTGCCGGCCACGATCTGGAGCATCCGGTAAATATTCCGCTCGGTGAACGGGATCTTGGATTGCTCCTCCACAAAGGCGTTGATGTCCTTTTGCAGGTTGCTGGTGGCCATCTGCGCGGGCAGAAACTCGCCGAACACGTGTTTCCATGCCGCTTTCTGAAGATTTTTGCGGAACCGGTTGCGGGTAACCGGGGCCCCCTCGACCGTGACTTGCAGGCCAAGCTCCCCACCAAAGAACCCGTCGAGCACGCTGCGCAGGCGCACCCCGGCCTCCACCTGCTCGTCGTAGATGCGGCAGGCCTCCACGTAGCGGTTCACGATGTCGCGGCTGCGCCGGTAGGGGATGAGCCCTTCGCCCTGGGCCTCGATGTCGTCGGGCCCGAGGAAGAACCCATCGAACTCATCAGCGGCGCTTACACGTTGCCCCGGCTTGCGGAGGCGCACCATGCCGACATTGACCCGTGTAGGCCGCTCGGCAGTGGCAAAGCATTCGCCTAGGTCTTCTTTGCTGCCGTAGGCGTTGATCAAGTGGGCTAGCTGTTTCTGCAGACCTTTGGGGCCGCGCTGGGTAAGGCAATGCACGTACTCATCGATCGTGTTCCAGTTGCACAGTGCCACGATCTCGCAGCCGGGCGGAGCGATCTCCCAGGCGTGCAGGATGTGGGCCTCGTCCGCCGAGAAGGGCGGGTTCATCACGATCATGTCGATGTGCGACACGTCGGCCGGATGCACCTGCAGGAAGTCGGCGTAGCTGTGGGCTGGCGTGGCGTTCCAGATGCTGGTCAGGATGCCGTGCAGCTTGGGCTCCACTTCGCACCAAATCACCTCTGCAGCGCTACGGTTCAGGCACTCGCGCACCAGGTTCCCACTACCGGCGCTGGGCTCCAGGATCGTCCTGCCCCGTAGGTCGAGGCAATCGAGCATGGTGGCCGCTACTTCGGGCGGGGTGGGGTAGAAATCAGTAGAAAATAAACTCATTACTCAAACCTCAGACCAATCAACCCGAACCGCCGGGTGCAGCGTCCCCTCGACAATGGCGCGGGCGGCGGCGCCGGGGTCCATGGTGGTGAGGGTCGCGGTAAGGGCAGCCACGAACGCATCCCGGAACTGCTGCTGTGCCGCCGCAGCCCTGGCAGCCGCCTCCCGCATGGCCGCTAACATCTCGGCTTTCTCCTTAACGCGGGCCTCCTCCCGTGCAACCGCCTCCTCAGCCCGGCGCTCCGCCTCCTCCTGCGCAAGGCGAGCCGCCTCCACCCGAGCCAGGGCCTGAGCTTCGCGGGCGGCGATTGCTTCCCGTTCCTTGTGTGCCTGCTCCTCAGCGGCAAGGCGCTGGCGCTCGGTTTCAGCTTCACGCTCCAGGCGATCGGCCTCCACTGCCTCTCGTTGAAGCTGCGCGATGCGGTCGGCCTCCTCGCGGGCCGCCTTCTCGGCACGTAGAGCCTCCAGCTCAATGCGCTCCGCTTCCTGGGCAGCCAGGGTGTCGTGCAGGATCTGCAGCCGCTCCAGGGCCTCGGCGCAGCGGTTGGCGCCAGCCTCGCTGAACTCCTCCAGCGTGGTGGGGTCGATCGTGCCCAGCTCTGCCAAGCGGGCGGAAGCGTCAAGGGCGGTTTCAACCCCTTCGGTGAGCGCAGCAATGCGATCCAGGACGGCCCGGTGCGCTTCGATGCGGGCCTCTTCCCGAGCCTCAATCGCCTTGATGGCCGTTTCATGCGGCTCGATCAGGCCCTGAACGGCTGCTTCCAGCGTCTTGGCGGTTTCGTCACACGACTTGCCGCGCTGCAGGTGAACCGCCTTGGCGTCCTTTCGGGCTCTTTCAATCTTGCCCTTGAGCTGACGCAGCTCATGGACCCAGGAGCGGGCCCGCTTGTTGTCCCACTTGTCGTCGTAGTCGAATTGCTGGGTGGGAGCTTTCTCCCCGGCAATGGCGATGTCGCAGGCGATGGCTTCCCATCGGCTGATCGCCTGCGCTTCGGCGGCTGGAACAATGGCGGCTTGGGGGGCGGCAGTGGCCTCCGCAGCGGCGGGGGCCTCGGTGGGCAGCACCTCTGCGGTAACGGCTGGGGATGCTGCGGTGGTGGCTTTGGCGGTTTTGGCCTTGGCCTTGGCGGTGGTGGCGGTCATGTGGTGGTGATCGTTTCGGAACGACCTACGTACGATAGCATTTTGAAACCGCAACGGCTTAGGCCAGCGGCAATTCATCACGAAACACCACCATGGCGACCAGCACCAAGGCCAAAACCCAAGCCCAGGCCCCTGAAGAGGCCATCGTCATCAAAGCGCCAAATTTCCAATCCCTAGAGATCAACATCAGAGGCACCAGCCCCCTAGTCGTCAACCGCTTCTCAGCCAAAGCGCTTCAGATGATGCGGGCCACGCAGGAGGCAGGCAGCACCGCTAAGGCCAAGAAAGTGCGCGAACCGAAGAACTTTGATGCCCTATTTGAGGACGCCAAGCACATTTCAGAGGAGGGTTGGGAGGGCATCCATGCCGCTGCATTCCGCAATGGCGCCATCAGTGCTTGCCGAACCGTGGGGTACAAAATGACCTTCGCAAAGTTGGCATTCAGCGTGCTGGCCGATGGCTTCGATCGGGTCGATGGTGCCCCGCTGGTGCGGCTGTCCGAAGGGAAGGCTGAGCAGTGGGTAACACAAACCCGGAACGCTACAGGTGTGGTCGATCTGCGCTGCCGTCCGATGTATCGGGAGTGGGCTGCCATCCTGCGGATTCGTTACGACGCGGGGATGTTCAGCTCCAGCGACGTGGTGAACCTGATCAGCCGGGTGGGGCTCCAGGTGGGCATTGGCGAGGGGCGGCCCGATAGCAAAGCATCGGCGGGCTTAGGCTTCGGTCTCTTTGAAATTATCTAAATAGCTGTTTTTCGGTATAGCTGGAAAGCTCTAGTATGGATGACCCCACCGCCAACCGTGCCGCCATGGCACTGCTGCTGCTTGTGGCAGCGTGGTTTGTGTGCTTCCTGTGGTTCAACCCTACCGGGTGGTTCACAGCGGCTGTGTTGGTGGTGGCGGCTTTTTTGGCAGCCCCTCGGCTGACATGAATTGGCACGGCTGGCTAGGCAACGAGCGGAGTGGCAAGGGTTGGCAGGCCTGGCATGACAGGGTTGGTCGGGATTGGCACGGCAGGCATGGTGCGGAAGGCGTGGCCGGGGCTCGCAAGGGTTGACGCGGCAGGCATGGCCCGGACAGGTCGGAACGGCCAAGCCGGGAGGGCGTGGCAGGCATGGCTTCGAGGGGCTTGTCGAGGACTGGACTGGACAGGCATGGCAGGCATGGCTTCGTAGGCACGGCCTGGCCAGGCCAGTTCTGGCAGGCAAGGTGTGGCCAAGCGTGGAAGGTCAGGCACGGCTGGCTAGGCGTGGTCGGGCTAGGGCAAGGCACGGCGGGCAAGGTCTGGTGGGCACCTCTCGCGGGGCATGGCAGGCGAAGCAACAAGGGCATGGCTGGGTCTGGTGTGGCAGGGTGCTGAAGGACAGGCTCGGTTCGGCAGGCGTGGTACGACGTGGCGTTGAACGGCGGGGTTGGCAGGCACGGAGTGACGAGGCCAGGAGCGATCGAGGCACGGCATCGGACGGCAGGCATGGCCAGGAAGGCAGGGATCGGCAGGCAAGGAAAGGCGTGGCCTGGACAGGCGTGGCAGGCAAGGCGAGATCTGGCGCGGAACGTCTGGTGAGGCACGGCAGGACTGGCTAGGAAGGTCTGGCGGTGTACGTCGTCGCAGGCTCGGCGCGGCTCGGCAAAGCGCGGCATGGAAGGGCATAGCAGGCAAGGCAAGGAACGATCGACGATCGACCGGGCGTGGCGCTGCTGGCCTGGCTTGTTGGCGCAAGACACGGCACGATGCGGCTCAACTGGCGTGTTGCGGTTGCCAAATGGCAGCAGAATGGGGGTCCGAATGGGCCCCCTCATTCCCTATTCCCTGAACAAATGGATTTCATCAAGGCTGAACCCGAGTACACCTTCCGAATCGAAGATGGCGAGGAAGCGATGGGCGTCGATGCACAGACCGCTGGCAGCGAGCTAGACCGCATCCGGCGGCGTGATGGCACCATCTGCCCTGCTGCGGTGGTTGACGAGGCCAGACCGGAGGAGGCACCGCTGCATCCGGCGTTTGAGTGGCGCGATCCGGTGGCCGCTGAACAGTGGCGCAAGCATCAGGCCAGCACGCTGATCAAGGTGGTGCGGGTGGTGCCTGCTGCTCCGCAAGAGCCCCGCGTGGCATCGGTGCGACCTGTCACCCAGGCGGCTGCCCCGGTGGTCGAGCGCTACGACCCGATGGCTAAGGAGGTACTGGAGGCCGTGGGCCTGGTGGTGGAGGCCCGCCGCAAGGTCGAGGAGCTGAAACTACGCACCCAGCGGATGGGCGATCGGAAGTCGATGGCTGTGCTGGGAGTGGCGTTCGGGATGCTCGATGAAGCCCACGAAGCGCTCACCAACTGTCAGGTCAGCAGCACATGGGAGCGCGAATTGCAAAAGGCCCGGTGAGACTGGTGCAGAGATCGAGGGGGCCGTGGTTGGCCCCTTTTTTATGAGCGGCTCAACGGTGACTGGGGGTCAGAGGTGATCGCTGGCCCGCTCCATCCACGCCTCGGCGTAAGCCTGCACCTCGGCCAGCTTGCGGAACATCTCAGCCCGCTCGTCTCTGGCCTGCTGCCAAGCGGCATCACCCTGGGGGTAGAAGTCGCGGGCGTTGCAGGTGGCGGCCTGGAGGGCATCACTGGCCCTGCCGATGGCCCGGTAGACGGCGTGGTACTCATCGGCTAGGGACTTGGCCCCGGTGCCGTTCAGGTGGATGGTGGGCAGGGCGTGGGCAAGGTGCTGATCGATGGTGGCGGGCATTGGTCGGAGGCGGTGGGGTGGTGTGGTGTGCCGGGCAGGCCCCGGCGGGCCGTGGGGGGTCAGGCGGTTTTGATGTGGAAGCCCCGAGCGATCTCTTTAAGTTCGGCTTCAGTGCGGAAAATCAGCATGAGCCAAAAATCTCCGGTGACTTCTAAATTGTTGGCCTTGATGGCGTTCATGATGTCGTGGCGGAGGGCTTGCTTGCGCTGGGTTGCGGTCATGGCTGGTGGTGGGTGGTGGGGCTCTTGCCCCCGGTCTCCATATTGTAGCGCTTAGCGTTACAGCACACGAGCCAGCGGGAGGCCTGTTCACAACCCGTCACACGGCCCGCTGCCGAGCTCTGGTCTGCCGCACCCGCTTCGCTTTGGCAGCCCTGCCTTCGGGGGTGAGCTTCTCCCAACACCTACGGCACAGCTCCCCGTAGGTTGGCGTGCTGGTGTTCCCGCCGCTTGTGTTGCGGCCGCAGGCGGCGCAGACGGGCGACTGCCAGGGGGTGCCATCCTGCTGCCGCTCTCGCCAGCGGCGTTGGCGGTCGGCGGCGGTGGGGTCAGGCATGGAATTGCTGCAGCTTTGGGTACAAGCCAGTGGTTCTGACTAGCCATCCAGTTCTTACGAGGTCTTCTGCGGCATCAAGGACTATTGCAACGTGAAAATGCCCGATTAGATCAACGGTATCAACTGATGTGTTTGGGCGATTAAGAAAATACTGCTTGAGAGCATCGCGGATCCATTTGGGCGATTGCATGGTGGGGTCAGGCATCGTCAATCTCCACCATGGCGGGCCAGTTGGGCATGTTCGGGTCGTAAGCAGCCTCAAGGGCCGGACGCAGCTCGTCGCGGGTGACGCGGATCACGCCGCCATCGGCGCCCCATTCGTGGAAATGGCCGCCTAGGTGCGTGCGGGCCAAAACGTCGTCAACGGTTGGGACAGTCATTGAAGGCAATGCAGTGGGGTGGTTGCCGGATAGGCTCCGGCGGGCCGTGGGGGGGGTCAGGCGGCCATTGGGTGAAGGCTGGTGCCGCCGGTGAAGTGGATGCGAATGCATCTGCCCATGGTCCAGCCAAAGGCGCGGCTGTAGGAAGGGATGCTGTCGTCGTCAGCGGGCAGCGAGTTGATCATTTGCTGGCGCACCGCGTCGTTGTCCATTGCGGTAGCTAGCAGGGCTGCCTTGGTCTTGCGAGCTGTGTAACCGGCCAGAACTAAGCCCCCATTGATGGTGACAGCTACTTCGTAACCGGTAGGGCGGTTGTGGGTGGATCCGTGGGCGAGGGCGGAGATCATGGCTGGCGGTGGGTGGTGGAAGCTCTTGCCCCCGATGCACATACTGTAGCGCTTAGCGTTACGGTCAGCAGCGCCAAAGCTGGCCAGTTCACATAACGTCACACGTTACGCCAACAGCTGCCGCACCTTCCAGCGGGAGCACCCCAGCCGATCGGCGATGCGGGCTTGGCTGAGTCCCTGACGCCTCCACCGGCGGGCCCGGTCGCGGTCGGTTTCGAGGATCCAGGTGAGCAGCAGAACAGGGAGCAGCAGCAGGGCCAGGGCCCATGCTGTGAGGCAGGTGGTGGTCATCGGTTTGGTGGTGGTAGAACCAACCGGGGCCTCACAGTGCCTCGCCGGTTGGATGGAATGGTTGCGGGGGTGTAACGGTCCCCCACGGTCACGGCCTCTGCACTTGTCCCAGGGCGGAGAACCCAGCACTGCATCTCTGGGGGGATGGCCTTTGCTCTCATCTCAGGGCCGAGGGCCGGATCGCTCCGACCCACACATCATAGCGCCAACTACTCCCACACGCTTAGGCAATCGCAGCAACCCGCAGCCCTTGCTGCTGTTATGATTCAGAGGCAACGGGGTGGTTCCTGTTGCATCAGGCCGGTCGGCCTGGTGGTGAGCGAAGCCCTTGGCGTGATCGTCAAGGGCTTTGCTTTTGGAGCGGGATCAGGGTGATCAATGCGCCCGGCTTCTCTGGCCCCACGCAGTAGCGCTTCTGCCAGGTGCAGGAGACGATCCTCGCGTCATCCTCTAGCAGAGAGCCCGTGAGAGCATCCTCTGTCGATCTAAGCAACTTAGACCCGTCAGGCTTGACCGCGTGATGCTCGGGGGCTGAGGGGCGCAGCGCCCCTTTTGGCGTGAAGTGCCCCTTCGGCCGCAAGAACAGGAACACCACCGACATAGAAACGGGCCCCCGGATGATCGGGAGCCCGGTGGCAATAGCGGCGCTGGTGACCAGAGCTCGCCACGGTTTGACGTTGCGGCAGGATTCAATCATCACCCCCTTACCAAGGTGGCGCTTGCTCCCCTGCGGTGCCGGCGCCATGCCCTCGACTCGGAAGGTGTAGGCCATCAAAAGGGCACCTCCTCGTCAGATGGGGGGCCACCCCAGCCGTCTTGATTGTCGCTGTCTTTCTTGCTGCCCAGCAGGGTGAGTTCCTTGACGTTGAGTACCATCTTGCTCCGCTTCTCGCCTGTTGCCTTGTCGTGCCAGCTTTCATTCTCCAGTTGCCCGCTGACGGCAATTTGGCTGCCCTTGCGCACGTAGTCGGCGGCAACCTGGGCGGTCTTGCCCCAGATCTTCAAGGTGAGCCACAAAGGCTCGGCATCGCGTTTCCAGCCGTCCACCGCAAGGGTGAGATTGGCGACGTAGTTGCCATTGTCAAGGTAGCGCAGTTCGGTGTCACGACCAGCGCGACCAGTGAAGCTGCAGACGTTGAGGGATGCCATGGGATGTTGGGTTAGTGGAGGTTGCCGGGTTGGCCCCGGCGGGCCGATGATCAGGCGGTTTCGGAGCTGCTTTTGTCCAACGCAGCGGCAATCTGTCGGTCGATCTTGAGCAGATCAGCCGCTACCTTTAGCTCAATTTCGTGCCGCATCGCAGCCAGCGCCAGCGCTTCGGTTGAGTAATAGCGTCGGGCCATTTGGCTTCCAGTCTTGTGTTTTCCTGCATCAGGCGCAGCGCCAGTTCCATGTGAAACACGACTGCTCCAACCAATAAACACATTCTTATTCCAGGCGTTGTAATCCCAGCCTTCGCTGTAGCCATCCTTAGGCACGTCTACATCTCGCTCAACCGGGTTTGTCCACCGCAAAGCCGCAAGAGTATCGGCGCGGTCAATCGCGGCTTGCATTGCTGCTTGCTCTTTTTTGGTCATTGCCATGTGATTTGTTGCAAAGGTGAACGGGAAAGGATTGATCAAGCGGCAGCGGGAGCATCCCAGGTGCGCGGCAGATCGGGGTCGTCGTCGGTCAGGGCAGCACCGGCAGCGTTGTACCTCTGGACCCATTCCTCGGGAACTCCTGTGGTTGCCAGCTTGTGCTGAGTCGCCTCGGAAAGGGCGGCAACGGCGGCCGTGGCCCCCTTGCTGATCTCAGTGGCCATGGCACGCATGCCGGCTTCGGTTAGCCCCGCCTGCTGGCAGCGCAGGTAGGCCATGGCAGCTGTAGTGGGCTGGGCACCGCTAGCGGCCTGCTGCTGCGGCTGGGCAGCCTGTTGCGGCCTGGTGTTCGCCTGGCCGGCTGGAACTGCCTGACCAGCAGGAGAACCACGCCGAACAGGAGGGGCTGCTGCTGATGGGCGGGAAACTGGTGAACCTGCCGCAGCCTGTTGCGATGCTGGCCTTTCGGTGCTCCGAGCAGACTCAGAGGTTCCTTCTACTTCCCGTTGCTGCTTGTCGTATAGAGCAAGGCCAAACGGGTTCCCAAAGGTCATCAGCGCCCGCTTCATGGCATCAGTTTCGGCCTCCTTAAGGGCGGATTCATGCGCCTGCCCTAGGTCAACATCGATGCCGTGGCCAGCGCCACTTCCCTCTCGGATCAGTGGAGGGCGATCACCTGCTGTGACAGTAATCCGAACGCGAGCCACGTAGGTGACTCCCCAACCTTGCTTTTGATCTCTTCCTATAAGACGCTCTGACTGGCTGGCACAATTAAGCAGGATGGTTTCACGTTGCCAGCAATCAAAACCAAAGATGCGATTAGCTTCGGCAATCGCTACCCAACCTTCAATGTAGCTAACGCTACTGCCGCCTTGCTTGCGCTGCTTGACGTGAGCACGGGCGAGGGGGCCAGAAAGGGCTGTGATCTGTTCGGGTGAAAACCCGTGTTGAGGGATGAGCGGTGCGTGCCCCGAGGCTTCGGTCATGGCTGCACCTTGCAGTGGTGGGCGATGCCGGCCCGCAGGGTTTGCAGGAGCTCATCAGTCGATTCTCCGGCCACCCTGGCGCCATACATATCGATCAGGTGTTGCAGCGCCTCCTCCATCTGCTCCCGTGTCGGCGGGGGTGGTGGCAAGGCGTGGAGATTGTCGGCGATGCGTGAAAGGTCCGCAACTTCTACGACCAGGTGGAAACCTATGCGAAACGGAGCAGCCTGATTTATCGCCTCACGGATCACGGCGGCGGCAAAAGGGCGAACCCCGCCAGGAATGTCACGGCAGTTAGCAAGGTTTGCAGATTGCAGGATTCTTAGGGACCGGTCCGTCAGCGGCGGAAATTCGTCGTGTGCCATAGGAAGATCGGCGGTAGTGTTGCCAGAGCTTGGCCGCGGGGGCTGCCCCCTGGCTTTGCAATTCTACGCCATCCCTAAGCCGTTTGGGAACCGCAACGGCTAGGATTGCCACGGCAGCCGCTTCACCAACTCCTATTGCGTTATGCACTTGCTGCATATTCGTTAGGCTTTCGTAACATACTTGCGAGAGCAAAGGACTAGCTCTGCATCCTCGCTGCACTTAAGCAGCAGGATGATGCAAAAGCTTGCGGGAGGGGGGGGGGCTGGAGTGCACTTTCATCACGCCGTTTCGCATCATGTCAACCCCCCCGATCCGCATCCACGCAGCAAATCAGGAGCAGGCTGATGCCGTTTGGCGTGCTCTGTGCGAGCAGACAGCCATCACCGAGGCTGAGGTGTGGCTAAACGGCTCCTACCTGTTCCATGTGGTCAGGCACGGCGGCGGCATGCTGACAACTCTGCGTGAAGCTCCGCAGGTCCATAGTCCCCTTCCGGTAGCCCTCGAAGCTGCCTGACCGTCTCAGCCAGCATGAACAGTTCCTTCTCCAGCTCGGTCTTGGTGTAGTCGGCTGTGCCGAGGATCACTGATCGCAGGTGATCGCGGCGATCAGGCGAGGCGGAGGAGGGGTAGGCACACAACACGGCGTCGAGTGCCTCGCGCATCGATCGCCCTGCCCCCATTCGCTCCTGGGCAAGCCGGTCAAACAGATCGGCCAGGGCCTGGCTGAGGCCCTTGGCTTCGCTTGGTGACAGGTTCACCTCACCCAGATAGGGCAGCACCAGATAGCCCGCCTGCAGATCGCAGAAATCCGCGTAGTTGAGGGCTTCATCCGTGTGGTGAGGGTGATGGAGCCAGATTGCGTTGTTCAACCACTGGTCTTCGATCCGGTAAGCCGAGTGCGGCCCGTAGCGCCTCATGCACACCTCGGGGCCTCGCTTCTGCCATAGCCAGATCGCCTCATTGGCACCGCCGAGGGCGTCGAGGTTCCGATGGGATGGCTTGACGACGCTCCCATTGCGCAGGTGACTGAGCTGCGGCGACGACAGCCAGCCCTTCTCGCTCAGGGCCCAGTCGGCAATCGAGCCCAGCTGCTCATGGGAGAGGCCGGTACGGGCCATCCAGAAATTCAAAACCGCCGAAAGGTGCTGCCGGCCCATCAGGTGACGGCGGGAGGAAAGCTGGCGGCCTGGGGGCAGGGAGTCGGGCACGGTCGGAGTTGGTGGCGGGGGCAGGTCGGGCCAATCGAGCGACTGGCGAAGGTCGGTGGTGACTTTCATAAGGCAACCGTAAGCCTTTAACGGCTTATAGGTTGCGGCCTGCTGCACGCCCGTTACAGCACCATGCGGCAAGATGGGCCATGGCAGTTGCGAAACTGGAGCGGCATGTTGCAGTTGGCTTAAGATGAGGGGCAGTGATGGCGAGGGCTTGTCCTGCCAGGCACAAAAAAGCCCCCCATGCGGCCAGCTCGGGAGGCTTTCAGATCAATACCAACGGAAAGACTCTACATGGCAACCGAGTACATCGGGCAGAAGCCCACATTTACGGCTTTGCCGAACTGGTTGAGAGGCAAGACCACTCCATTGGAGCTGGCGGTCATGTGGTGCCTGCAAAGTCACTACCCGAACATTCACCCAGGCCTGGAACTGCTGCACAAGGAAGCTGGGATGGCTAAGAGCACGCTTTGCTTGGTCCTCACAGGCCTTGAGCGTAAGGGCTGGGTCAGGCGTGAGCGGGCATTTCTTGAAAACGGGCGGAGCACTTCAACGCGCTATCGGCTGACGATCTGGGAAACGCATTGGCAGGTTGAGGCCGAACAGTCCGCCCAGAGTGTCCGGGAGACGGACAGGGAGTGTCCGGGAGACGGACAAGGAGTGTCCGGGAGACGGACAGGGAGTGTCCGGGAGACGGACAGGGAGTGTCCGGGAGACGGACAGGAAGTAGATAAATCTAAGAAGATCAATTCTAAGAAAGCATTAGAACCCCCCTTACCCCCCAGTGGGGGGAACGCGGGCGAGGGGCAGGGCGAGTTGATCACGGTCGAAGCCTTGCCCGTTGATGCTGCGCTTTCCAAAAGCCCGAAATCGGCTAAAGTTTCAGAACCACCACCGCAGACCATGGCCCTGACCAAGCCAGCGCGGAAGCCGCGCTTCCAGCCCTCACACGACCTGATCCCTGCCGAGCTACTGCCCGTCCATCCCGAGATTCTGGGTTTCTGGGCCGTGAAAGCCGGAGCCCGCACCCAGCAAGCCTGGGATGATCTGATCAAACAGCTCGGCCTGATCCAGCAGGATCCACAAGGCGGAACCGAGATGGTCCGCACCCAGCTTCAGACCGGCATTGACAGAGCCCCGATCAAGCCGTGGCTGTCGGTCAGCTACGGCAACTGGCGGAAGTTCGGGATGCAGCAGGGCACCACCTGCAACCGCCGCCCAACCCCTGAGGAAAACGCCGCCGCTGCCGTCGCGTTCATCCAGGCCCGCGATGCCCGCAAGGCAGCCGCTGCTGCCGCCTCTCAGCAAACCCTGCTCGCTGAGGTGGTTGCGTGATCAGCCTTCAGCAGTTCCAGGTAGCCATCACCTCGCTGATGCAAATCCTGCCGATGGCGAAGCCGTTATCGGCAGCGGCCCTGGTGATGATGTGGGACACTTTCCCCGAGCGGGCGAAGATTGACCTCTCTGACGAAATCCTGCTGTACGCGGTTCAGCAGCGGGTGCTTGACCCAGAGCCACAGAGGGACATTGCGCCTCACATAGCGCTCCTTCGCTACGTTTATCCGGTTAAGCGAACAACAAAAGAACAGCGTGGATTGGAGACTTTTACCGATCAGCCCTTGTTGGACAGGGGGCTGCGACTTGATTTAGCTCAACGCATGGCCCGCCGTGATTGTTTCCACGACACTGCACCGGTCCGGGATGAAGTGAGGCTGGATACGACCCCGCGCCTTCCCGAGGGAGCCGGTGGTAACGGCCCACCGTGGCTGCAGCAAACCGACGAGCAGCGGCGGGCCCACCTGCGGGAGGTGATGAAGGCTGTGAAGGATTTGCGAGACGCTGGGGTTGACACGGGCACCTGGACGCCTCTGCAACTGAACATGGGTCGCTCTTTTTTCAAGCAGGTGCTGATGGGCGCCCCGTTCCTGACGGAAACCAAAATCGAAACCGTTGCCGCCTGGGTTTTGCGCAATGGCCAGACCGTGGACCGGATGTTGCAGGAAGCCCTAGAGGGCGAGGCTACGAAGCCTTCCGCCGAGGGGCTGATGGCTGACTTGGTGGGGCCTGTTGCCAGGGGGCTCCGGTGATGACACCCCTTCGCATGATCGACACCTTCAGCGGCATCGGCGGCTTCAGCCTCGCCGCTCGCTGGCTGGGTGGAATTGAAACCGTGCAGTTTGTGGAGCGTGAGCCGTTCTGCCAACGCATCCTTGCCAAACACTGGCCCTCCGTTCCCATTCACGATGACATCCGCACTTTCAAGGCGGCAGCAGGCTCAGCCGACGTTGTTTGCGGTGGATTTCCCTGCACCGACATCAGCGTTGCCGGCAAACAAGCCGGCATCAAAGAAGGCACCCGCTCGGGGTTGTTCTACGAACTCATGCGAGTCGTTCGCGTGGTTCGACCCCGATACGTCGTGCTGGAAAACGTCGCTGCCATTGTTTCCAACGGGCTCAATACCGTTCTCGGGGAACTGGCCGCGATCGGGTACGACTGTGAATGGGCGTGCATTCCGGCGAGCGCTCTGGGAGCCTGCCACCGACGCGACCGGTGGTGGTGCGTTGCTTATCGGACCGGACGGGACGCCGGGGCTGCCGACGCCCGCGGCGTGCGTTGCGAACGATGGGGAGAGGCCGGAGACGTGGCTTGCGCGGCGGGAGCGGGTGAAGCTGACTGCCAACAATGGCAACGGGATGGGAATGCCGCTGACGATTGCGGCGCAGTTGCTGCCAACACCGCGCACCTGCTCGGCGATGGCCGCCCGGCTGGACACGGAAGGCAATCAGGACCCAGCGCGGTTCCCGAATCTGGAAACGGTCGTAGCGCGTCTGATTCCCACGCCAACGGTGAACGACAGCAAGAACAGCACCTTGCCGCCCTCGCAGCGAGGGCGGGCCAGCCTGCCTGGCCACCTGCTCCGCAACGACTCAACCCCGACTGGCGGGCCTATGTATCTGAACCCGTCGTTCGTCGAGGAGATGATGGGGTTCCCTCCAGGGTGGACCGCCTGAAGGCGCTGGGCAATGCCGTGGTGCCTCAGGTGGCGATGGTGCCGCTGGCGCGGGTGCTGGAGCTGGCCGGTTCTATGGGGGGCCAGTGATGTTTTCCCCCACCTGCAAGCCCACACCGATCCCCGGCATCTACGAACACCAGAGCGGCGCTTTGATCCGCCGCACGGCGGCCGAGGTGGTCGCCAGCCTCTACCCCGAGCAGCGCATTAGCCAGCCCAACGGCACCGTTCGCCGCAGCTTTGCCCGCATGGCCCGCCAGCGAGCAGCAGGAGGGCGTGTAGAGCGCTTCAGCGGGGGGAAGGACCCGATCGGCCGCACAACCGCGCACCTCGCCTCCTGGGGCCTATGGGAAAGGGCGCAGATCATTGCGGCGCCGATCCACCTAGCTGACCACCGCCTCCGGGTGGCCACCACCGCCGATCTACTGCTGAGGTTCCCTGATGGCGCCCTCGGCATCGCCCTGCTGATCACTGAGGCCCAGCCCCCAGCCATCCCCGAGCCCTGGCTTGCTGCCCTTGGCGGGGCCCTGGTGATGGGCTCCGATCAGCTCCGCACCGTGATCGATCGGCCCTTTCTGATCTGGGCCAGCCCCCTTGGCGTCACTACCACCGAGCACGACCCGGACGACTGCACCGTGCCCTGGGTCACCGGGCTCGAAACGGTCGTCTGGCTCGATGCGCTACGAAACCGCAGCACCTGCTTTGCAAAAGCGGAAGCAATGGCTTAGAGTTGCGGAACGGCAACAGCCGCACCACCACCAACGACCCGCAACACCATGGACCTTGCGCGACACCTCTCGCTAGAGCCCCACGACGACGGCCCCGAGCTAACCCCAGCTGAGCGCAGCAGCCGCGCACAACTGCGGGCCGAGTACGACGCCTGGCGTCAAGCCAACCCGTTTGATGATGTTCTTGACTTCGCGCTTCACGTTGTCCGCACCCAGCAGCAGGGGGTGCCGGCGTGAGCAAGCACGTTGAATTCCCGGTAGAGATACCAGAAGCAAGGGCGGCATTTAATGCGGCAATTCTTACTTTCACAAGCCTCGACGACCTACCTTCTTCGCCTGCCGACTTTCGCCGCGCTTTTGCCGCTTTTCTGCGGGAGGCGCTAGTTCAGGCGGAGGTGCCTTTGACTAAAAGATGGAACGATGGGTTACATATTGGCAAGCTCTTTGCCATTGCCAACAACCTCCACAGCCCCCCACCGCCCCC